ATGTTCCGTGCGAACACCTTGCACAGTATGCGCCTGCTGGGAGAACTCCCTAGTCACACCCAGGAAGCGATGTTCAGGGACGGACTGCGCCTAGATGCCACTATGGCTCAGTGAACCGGGGGGGGGGGTTGCGGCCCCTCCTTTTCCATGCTATCATTGATTCATCGCTGGGAGCTTGCCATGACTACTACAATGACCGACACCCTTACCACCGTCGCTGACGCCACTCTGAAACTCTGCGAAGTTCTGGAAGCTGGTTACATCCGTTGGAGCCCTGACAGCAAGTTCCCCCCTAAGTACACCATCAGTGCCGGTAAGAAGTACCTGAAGATCGTACAATCTTCTACTGGCAACGACCGGTCTGTCCATGCCTTTGTAGATAAAATCACGGGCCAAGTCTACAAGGCAGCCACCTGGCAAGCTCCAGCAAAGGGCGCCCGATACAACCTCCTGGAGAGCCCTGAAGCCTGCTACGAGGCTGCCGGTAAGCCCTTGGCTTGGGCTGGCAACTACTTATACCGCCAACCTTATTGAGGGGCGTCAGCCTCTCCCGCAACCATGAAAAGTTACCCTACCGAGAGCAAATGACTAGGAAGTTCATAGTCCAACTCGTAGCAGCTTTGCTGAGGGTACCCGTATCGTTCCCTCAGGAGACAGAAGAGGAAGAAATGCCCAAACCCAAAAACAAGGACTATCGTCTCGCTCGTAGGGTGTGGTATGATGGTACTGTCCACTGGGTAATTGAACAGTTTGTTTCAAGTCAGCTAACTCTGAAAGCACTTTTTCCAGGCTACCCTACAGAAAGTATGATGCACATTAACGGAAAACCCGTCCCCAACAACTGGATTCCGTTACCCCAAGAGTTTGGCTCTGAAGAAGAGGCAATCGAGTACCTGAACGAAACCTTCAGATCCTGTGAAACTATGGAAGTTTCCCACTATTACATCAACTGATTACCACCGTGAAAAAATCCCAAGAGCTAGAACTTCAAGTCAAAGAGCTGCAAAAAGAAATTGAGATGTTGAAACGACAGGAAGAGAGTGTCCCCAGTGGGTTCGACCGTGAATGCGCCCTCCGGTATTTGGAAAGCCGCAAGGCTGTAGACCTCGAAGGAGCCTTTGAGTGGGAGGATACTGCCCAGGGGCGGGGATACTGGGAGCAAATCTATGATGGCGGTATTCTCTGCGAAGCCGACATTATTCAAATCCAGGAATGGATTATTCGCTCTTATGCCCAAAAGTTTGGGCAATGAAACTCTTCCTTGATGATGAGCGGCCCACCCCTGAAGGCTGGGTACGGGCATACACAGCCCCCGAAGCTATTGCGATGCTGGAAACCGGCAAAGTAACGCACTTGTCCCTGGACCATGATCTGGGACCGGACGCAGCTGGCACCGGCTACGATGTTTGTCTTTATGTGGAACAAAGGGTGTTTGAGCTAGCATTTGACTTTTACAATCCCTTCATCCCACCAGTGATGACAGTCCATTCTGCTAATCCTGTGGGGCGGGAACGTATGGAATTTGCTATTAAGCAAATCTACCATCACTTCAAAGTGACTCAACCAGTGGCATGGGATACCTTCCGGACTTCCTTTGGTGCCACTTTACGATAAGCAAATGAAACTGACAAACGATCAAGAAAAAGCTGTTGCAGGCATCCTCTTAGACATTAAGAAGAAAGCGGCAAGACCTATGCTGTGCGGTTATGCAGGCACGGGCAAAACCGTAACCACAGCAGCCCTGGTGTCCCGCCTCTCTAACCAAAAGTTAAAAGTCATCGTAGCAACCCCGACGCATAAAGCCCGCTTTCAAGTAGAAAGGGCTTTGCTGAGGAATGGTGCCAATGGCTTTGAAGTCGTTACGATCCATCGTTTGCTGGGCCTTAAGCAAGTGCGTAGCGAAGATGATGGTAAGGAATCCTTTGCCCCGGACACCAAAGCGGGCAATCTGCTTAACCCTTCTAGTAAAAGTAAAAACAAAAGACCGGACGTAGTCATCATTGATGAATCGTCAATGATTAACTCCGAGCTTTACGCAATGCTGAAAGAGGAAGCGGGGGACAGACCCGTAATCTTCGTGGGAGACGACAGGCAATTGTTCCCTGTGAAGGAAGACGGTGCTTGCAAAGCATTCACTGAGGCAACGTCTACCTATAAGCTCACTGAGGTATTACGTCACGATGGGGCTATCTTGAATCTTGCCACTAACACCAGGGAGCTAGGGAAGGGGAGGGCACCTTTCGCCAGTTCGGACGGTGGGGGGTCAAGTGTGATTGCTCACCCAACCTATACCAAATGGCTGAGGCATCTGCTGGAAGTGATGAAGTCCAAGGAAGCTATGGGAGATCCAGATTTCTGTAGGGCTTTGGCCTGGACCAATGCCGACGTTAGCAGGCTGAATAAGATGATCCATGAGGAAAGATACGGGGAAGAAGCCCCTACGTTCGTTCCAGGGATGATTTGCGTAACTGTGGACTCTATCCCTGACCCTTACGGTAAAACCCCTTTGTTTAACAGTACGGAGGATGTTTACATTTTGGGTGCGACCCCTGAGCAGATGAAGTTTCCGGGTGATTCCCTGGATGATTCTCTCTGGGATACCTGGCTGCTTAAGGCCGCCCCTGTTACAAACAAAGACTCTGTTGTTGACATAAGGGTTTTAGACAAAAGTGAAGAAAAACGTTGGTTCTTCAAGCTAAATGAGATGGCTGCGGAAGCAAAAGCAGCCAGAGACATCGGGAGTCGGAAAAGTAAGTGGGGAGCCTTCTTTAAGCGAAAGGACTTGGTTGGCAAACTGGAACCTGCATCGGCTCTAACTATTCACAAGAGTCAAGGTTCAACCTTTCAAAATGTGTTCCTGCATAGGGACATTGATGATGCTTATCCTTTACATATCCAGAATCAGCTGGCCTACGTGGGTATGACGAGAGCTGCCAAAACTTTACACGTTATTGAGGATTGATTGATGTATCTGCTATTGATTGTGTTGCCCCTTATTATTTTAACAGGGTGCAGCCACGAGGAACCTAAACCTAATCCTCAACCGTGCCCATACAAAAACCAAAGTGACTGCAAAGAGCGGGACATTCTTCAAATTAAGTCCGACCTCTATCTAAACTCTTTGGAAGCGCACCAGAATTGTGTGGTTGCCCGCTACCCGTTGGAAAAACAAAACTGTGGGCAGACACCGCAATGGAAAGACTTCAAATGACTGAATCAAACTATAAGGATACCCTTGGGGATTTACTCAAGGTTCAAGAGCAGGCAGAGGCAGGACGTAAGGCAAATCCTTACCTCCCGTTGATGGCTCGCATTGACGGCAAGTGCTTTTCCAAATTCACTAAGGGGTTGGAGCGCCCATTTGACGAACGTTTTGTTCGCCTGATGGTTGCTACAACTAAGCACCTTGTTGAAGAGAGTGAGGCTTTGCTCGGGTTTTGCCAATCTGACGAAATATCTTTATACTGGCACCTGGACAAGGAGCAGTATTCAAATAGGGAGTATTGGTTCGGTGGCAAGTTTCAGAAATTGACTTCAGTGTTGGCAGCCACGGCATCCTCCTTCTTTGCCGGCAACCTCCCAAGGTATCTGCCGGAAAAAGTCGGACAATACCCGGTGTTTGATTGCCGAGTATGGAACGTGCCAGACCTTGAGCATGTTTACAAGAACTTCCTGTGGCGGTTGAATGATGCTACTAAGAACTCTGTGTCTATGTATGCCTACCATCATTTTTCACATAAGTTCCTCCAAGGGGAAACTTGCAATGAGATGAAGGATTTGCTCCGCAACTCGGGTAATCCTTGGGAGGAGCTGCCCAGGTTCTTCACTCACGGAACCTATGTCCGTAGGCAAAGAGTCCTTATTCAGCCGGATGATCCATCCCTGGAGAAAATCCCCGAGGCATACAAACCGACTGAGCCGGTTATCCGAACAGTGGTGTCCGAATGGGTGCCCCCGGACAAGTTATCATTGGATTGGTTCTTGTCCCTATGACCGCAATGCCCGTAATAGAAGTTCACTTGAACTACTTGACTTTCCTAAGGGATAACAAAAAAGTAAACATTTTTAACATAGAGTCCTCCCTAACTAGAAGATTCCCGAATCTCTCCCCGAAACAGGCGGATGCCATCTTCCGCATATGGCTCATTGAAAACCCTTACAAATACTTAGAGAAAGCACATGAAAACTGAAGCGCCCGATTTCATCAAAATTGAATACTTGGAATACCTGGACGATTTGCGAGAGAGCGGAGAAACCAACATGTTTGGTGCCCGCCCTTACCTGGTGCGAGAGTATCCAGAGCTTACCAAACAGGAAGCGGCCACAGTATTGGCTCACTGGCAGCAATGCTTTCCGGGGCCTTACTGACTTTTGCTCTACAAAAGGTTGACAGCACCTGACCCCCCGTGCTACCATTAAGAAGTAAGCGACGAACTACCATGGACCGCACTCAAGCCCTCGCCAAAATCAAGGCAATGCTGGCTCTCCAAGAGAATACTGACTTTGACGGTGAAGCTGCCGCTGCCGCCAACCTTATTGACCGTCTTTGCAAGCAATACGGAGTCACTGTCACTGAAGCTACTGAGGTTAGGGTGACGGATGAAGTCTTTTTCGAAGGCGGTAAAATCAGCGTGGCAGCGGGCATTTTGCTGAATGCTGTGGCCATCTTTTACGACGCTGTGGCTTATTCCAAGTCTGTCCGTAACGGGAAGAAATCTCTCGTTGTCATTGGGTCGGAAGGGCAGCAAATTCAGACCCGACTCTATTACGATTTCCTGCTGGGAGTCATGGAGAAAGAGTGCGACAAAGCCCACAAAGCTGAGAAAATCCTTGCTGAACTAACTGGTGGTACCCTGTCGAAGGGATTTAAGGCAAATTTCCGCAAAGCTTTCTCCTCAAGGGTTTCCCGACGTTTGGGTGAAATGAAAGAAGTAGACAACCGGAAACACGACGACGCAGATGCAACTGCGCTTGCTGTCGCTGAACGCAAGTTTAGTAAAGGTGGAACCTCCTATTGCAAAGGCGACGGTGCCAAGGCTGGTTACAGCTCTGGCTCCAGTGTTTCGCTAAATAAGCAAGCTGCGGGTGGTCGCAACTTGGCCCTGGCCGGGTATTAATTCCCACGGATCTTTCACTACAGAAAAATGAGACTTATTGTCAATCCGTACAAGACAACCCAGGGAATCTGGGCCTTTGACCATGCCCACGGGGATACCGTGGGTGAGGCCCTAATGAATGGGACCGAAGCTGCAATCGACTACTATTATTATCTCGCTACGGGTAATCAGCCTAAGGTTGGAGACCAAATGACCTTCACCCTTGACACTGAGCCGTTCCCTGAAGCAATCACAGCTTTGGAGTTCATATCCACAAATGACTCTGGCACCAACTACAAAGACCGTCTCACAGATATGCCAGTGTGGCTGTGCCCCTGGCTGCAAGGGTTCTTTGGGGCTGTGCCCCCGGTTATCTATACTTGGCCCAATGTATCCTGACACAGAGAAAAATGTCAATCACTAGGAAAGAAATTGAAGACGGCATGATCCTGTTCTGTACGTCAGGGTCCCATGCTTATGGTCTTAACACGGAAATGTCTGACAGGGACTATAAAGGGATTTGTATTGCCCCACTAAGGTTCTACGTCTCCCTAGAAGAGTTTGAGCAGAAGGATAAGGGTTGGGACGCTGAGCCCTCCCCTAAGTCAAAGTTCCCAGAACTTGATGGTTCAGATACGGCTGTTTACGAAGTTAGGCGTTACCTAAGGTTGCTACAGTCACAAAACCCAAACATTCTGGAAATGCTGTGGCAAGAGCCTCAAGATTACATCTACATCAATGACTTTGGAAAAATCCTAGTTGAAAACAAACACAGGCTGATTTCAAAGAAGATTGCGGGAACCTTTGTGCAGTATGCACGGGCTCAAATCAAAAAGATGGAGACTCACAGGAAGTGGTTGCTTGACCCCCCTATGAAAAAACCTGAGTGGGAGGACTATGGGGTTCCATCCAGTAACCTTGCAAGCACCCAGATCGAAGCCTTTATTGAATACTTGTATCTGCTGATTAAAGACAGAATTGAGTATTACCAGGTGGCCAAGGATTTGTATGAGCTTCTGAATGACAGGGTTGATTGGAAAGGAGTCCTTAAGCAAAGCATCCTCCCGGATGAATGCTTTGACTTGTCCCAGGAAATGACCAGGGCTAACGACGATTACATGGCGTTGCTTAGGGCTAGCCAGCAGTACCGCTCTGATTGCAAACGTTGGAGCAACTACCAGGATTGGCTAACGAATCGTAACGTCAAACGTTCGGAAATTGAGAGGGTCTGCGGGTACGATGGTAAAAATGCCAGCCATTGCGTTAGGTTGATGAATATGGCTATTGAAGGATTGCGTACCGGGGAAATCATTGTCAACCGGAAAAGGGCTGGGGACCATCAGCTGCTCCTGGACATTAAGTATGGCAGGGTTTCCTACGGTGAGCTAAACCAAATGGTTAACCAGTTGTTTGAGCTGTCAGAGCACGTTATTAAAAATGAGTGTGTTTTGCCAGGGAACATTGACCGCTCCATCATTAATGAACTTTGCGAGGCAATCATTTATACTGATTAAAGGGGTTGCGCCCCCTCGCCAAAGGTGGTACAATATGCAAGTAAGCGGGTTAGCCCGCACCGCTCCAAGGCAATGACCGCTTCCCAGAAAAACGCCATTTTCCTTTCCGCTACCGACGTTACCACCCGCCGGGATGTACTGAGTAACATTGCCCGCCACTATGGGATCACGACCGACGATGCCCTCGCTGAGGTTACCGACCCAGATGCGGAGCACCTGTTGGAATACCTGACGGGTTCCGTCCGCAGCGCTGTCAGCGTACTAATGCGGCGCCATGCCTTGAGCTGAATCCCAGGGGGGGTTGACACCCCTGACACAAAGGAGTATCATTGTTATGTAACGGGCGGAGCCCCCACCCACCTAAAACCATGACCTTCACCACCGTCAAACAAGTCATCGACCGGTTCAGCACCCACGATAGGGTTAGGGTCACCAAGCTCTGCAAAGGTCTCTACGGTATCCATGCCAAGGGAAATCCTGAGTGGTCTGAGCCTGAATGGTCTTGCATGGCTATGTGCAATCGGGCGGACCTGTTAGAATGGGCCAACCTCTTCTGAGGAACACATGTTGACAGCACCCGGAATCTGTGATACAATAAAGGGGTATAGCACTCTCACTGAAACCGTGACCAAAGCCGAAGAAGCCTACACCAGGCAACACGCTGAAGCCATGCACCTTCTGAGCCAACTTCAAATGCGCCTGGAGAACGCTCCCTCCCCTGACGGCGACGTAGCCATTAACTGGGGCCACGTGGGCTCCCTCGCTCACGTTAACGAGACGTTGCAAGAGCTTGTGGCCTTCCTAAATACAGGTAATTGACACGGCGATGATAACCACAACAACAATTGAGCGGCTCTGCCTGCAAGAGGAGGAGCAATGGCCGGACACTGAGTGGAAGCAAGAGCGGCTGCAATGGCTCACCCAAGAGCTTGAGGCTGGCCGTTATGGCAACCTGGATAAGGACTTTGCCTACGTAGGCACTGAGCGAATCCCCCAGTACAACCGCCCACAACTCTGGTGCGAAGCTATGAAGTTTCACAGGTTGCGCCTAGACGGTTTCAAGCTCCACGAGGCTATGAACCGTATGGTCTGACCTCGACGTTTACTAATTGCTTCGGCAAGCTACAATAGGTAAACGGTGGGGTTGACTCACTAAGAAACTTGAAAATCTAAACCCGTGGTTTTCCACGGGAATAAGTTCCAGTGGACAAGCGGTCTAAGTCACTTGCCTTTCAAGCAAGAAATCGCGGGTTCGAATCCCGTCTGGAATATTTGCCGCAGGGTAAACACTGTCGAAGCAGTGTAAGGAACTTTTGCTAACGCAAAAGCACTCGCAGCCTTAAGGTTGCCGGTGAAACTTCGCAAGGGGTTCGATGTCCCCAGGATTGCTTAGCTTCTTATGCTTAGGAAGACAGAGCGATCCCTTTCGTTTTACGAAAGCGACACGTAGCTCATCGGTAGAGCTGAGGCGTAAAAGTCAGCGGTAGCAGGTTCGACTCCTGCCGTGTCAATTTGCCCCAAGATTAACCCACCGGCTAACCCTGGTACGGTTTAATCGCAAGGCAAGTGGGGTGTGTCCACCCTAGCACAAAATGGACACCGGGGGAGTAGGCAAATTGGTAAAGCCCATCGCAGAGTACTCATTGCAGGTTCGAATCCTGCCTCCCCCATTGCCACCTAGCGCCGGAAAGATAAACCGGAGCGCCAGTGGCTCATCCTCAGATGCCATTTGTTGGTTTCCGTAGTCTGGGGTGGTAAAAAGGGTAGACCAACTATCGTTGCTCTGGTTTCTCTGAAACCATGAGATTGAGTCTTTAGCTTGCTAAAGCCACGGGGATTGCCTCCCGTGCCCGCCGTAAGGTGGGACACTTAGCCCTGTGTACACAGGGTGCTCGCCGGGGTTGGCTACCCTGGCAACAACCTACGGGTCGAATGGTTAGCAACTTAACTTAGGCGCCCAATTGGTTATGTTGTTCTAAGGTTCAATTTCTTAGCGATCCATTAGATTTCTAACGAAATCTTTGTTGATAACGGGACATTAACTCAGCGGTAGAGTATTCGGCTTTTAACCGATTAGTCCTCGGTTCAAATCCGAGATGTCCCATTGGTGCGAGGTGCCCTAATACCTCAAATCCATCTCATTCGGATTCTGGTAGTTTACTTAGGGGTAGACCGACCCCAGAATAAAGAGTGAGTCCCTTATAGAGAAGTGGTAACTCGCTGCCTACCCGGCTTGAAACCGGATGGCGGAGACCCAGGTTCGACCCCTGGTAAGGGTTTTGCTTCGCAAAGTGCGAAGTTGACAAAGGGAGCGTAGCTCAGCGGTAAGAGCAATCGGTTGATAACCGATAGGTCGCCTGTTCAAATCGGGCCGTTCCCACTGTCTTCCTCAGGAAGACTTAGGTTACCCCAGCACCTGACATAGTTCTTTCTAAGATGGGGGCGCGGGTTTGTAACTCAATTGGAAGAGTATCCGGCTCTTACCCGGAAAGTTGTGGGTTCGAGGCCCACCAAACCCATTTTTGCTTCGGCAAAAAGTTAGCCCACCTGGCGTAATGGTAGCCGCGCTGGGTTTAGGTTCCAGTGCCGCAAGGCGTGGGGGTTCGAGTCCCCCGGTGGGTATTTGCCACAGTTGTTTAAACCTGTGGTAGTTGAGAGAATCCAAGTAGCTCAGTTGGTATTTACTTTTTGTAAATGTTGCTAAAATAGGTATGATGATTCAGCGGCTTAGTTTTGGGGGATATCCACGTGGACGATGAGCAAGCATTATTGATCAATGTAGCACACGGAAAGCGTTTCCCCTGCGTCCAAGTCAGAAAGTGCCGCTTGGGTCGTGGCATATTCGCCGTGGCACCAGTGCCTAAGGGGGAATTGCTTCTGAAGTTTGAAGGTGAACGCCTGAGCTTCAATGAGCAGTGCCAGATAGACGACGAAGCTAATACGCTTCAAATTGGAGAGGACTTGTACCTCAATCCCGAAGCTCCAGGTCTGTACACCAATCACTCCTGCCATCCAAACTGCTACATAAACTCTGATCTATGGCTAGTAGCTGCTCGGCGTATTGAAGCTGACGAGGAATTAGTCATCGACTACAGCACAACAATGCTGGAACGGCATTGGGAAATGAAAGACTGTCAGTGTGGCTCTGCGCTGTGCCGTGGAACAATTCGCGATTTTGATACGCTGCCGGTTGGAACTCAAGACCGATACCTGCGGCAAGGGTGGGTGATGAAGCATGTATTGCGCCATCGCACACTAAAGTTGTCACTAACAATGGGGGCTGGTCAAATTGATAATTTGCCTGCCATGCGGCTTAGAGCGTGGTAGTTGAGATAAGCCAAGTAGCTCAGTTGGTAGAGCAGCAACCTCCTCAGGCTTTCTAAGAGAGCCTCGGTAAAGGACCGTAATGCCGGAGGGTAAAGCAAGCCGTTGGTTCAAGTCCAACCTTGGTTTCAAGTTGGTGTCAGCATTTACTTTTTGTAAATGTTGCTACAATAGATATGATGATTCAGCAATTAACTCCCTTAACTATCGGAAAAACAATCATCGTGGTCATTTAGTTTTACTATTATCAGAGCATGGGGTCGGAAGCCGAATGGTTAGGCGACTGGTTGTGAACCAGTGATTAGCGGGTTCGATTCCCGTCCTTCCCACTTTTGCTAATGCAAAAGAATGCGGGTGTAACTCAGTGGTAGAGTGTCTTCCTTCCAAGTAGAAAGTCGCGTGTTCGAATCACGTCTCCCGCTTTTATCCTTCGGGATAAAACCAATAAGCACAAATACGTGGTTAGCTCAATTGGCAGAGCGCAGGTCTCCAAAACCTGAGGTTGGGGGATCGTTGCCCTCACCACGTGTCGTTTGCCCAGCAAACGGTTCGGTTTTCCGACTTGTTTCTGCCCCGCAGAAACGCTATAATAATGACAGGTTGAGGGATGTTCCCGTGGGAGCTTCCAGTCTCGGGTGCTGACTTCGGTTTGATTCCTGCTGTGTCAATTTCCCACGACAAGAGCCGAGACACTTGACCAGAAACTTGACAATTTACACCATGCCCAATTAGCTCAGTGGAAGAGCACTACGCTACGGACGTAGGTTTTGCGGGGGTTCGAATCCCTCATTGGGTGCTTGCTTCCAGCAGGTTTGCTAGTGCGGTTCTTCGGGACCAGAAGTGAACCAGTATAGAAGTTTTTCCCTCGGGAAAAGGCCCTGCTAGCCACCTAACCAGGAAGAAACAGACGTTCCTCCATTAAGTTGAGGTTTCCGGTGCGTCAACCCGGATGCAGGGTTGGTGATTTACCCGATATGGCCGACAATTCACTATGGGTGAGGTCTATAGCCCAGCAAAAGTCCAGGAGTGGTTCCCTGGCAGCCCCCTCGGGGGCAGCTGACCTTGTAGCTTAGCGGTCGAAAGCGCTGCCCTGTCACGGCAGAGATCGGGGGTTCAAATCCCCTCAAGGTCGTTTCCCCTACGGGGAGACCCAAAGCCATGGGAGACCAGTGGCAACAAAGGTGCGAGTCCTTAGGTGGAGTGGCTGCAACTACTTGACCCCCTCTTTAAAGGAACTTGCAGGTTTTTATAAGGAGGGAACTGACCGTTAGCTCAATTGGCAGAGCATCACTGCGGTGAAGGTTGCGGGTTCGAACCCCGTGCGGTCTATTTGTCACAGGGTTTACCCTGAGGCATACTTTACAAGTTGGGGGGATGAGCTTGAATGGTAAAGCGCACGGTTGAAGCCCGTGAGTGCCCAGTTCGATTCTGGGATCTCCCATCTTTTCCTAACGGAAAAGAAATGCGATAGCATTTCAAAGATGGTTCAGCAATCTAAAACCTTTCTTTTTGGTAGAAAAACAACCATCTTGCTAAATTATGAAACCATAAGGTGAGGCAGCAACATCCTATACTGGATACTGTTGGTTCGATTCCAACTTTTTGCGCTTGCAAAAAATACAAAACTCACCTTGTTCAAACACAGTTCAATATGGGAGTGTTCTCCGAGTGGTCAAAGGAGACCGGCTGTAACCCGGTTGCTTAATGCTTCGTAGGTTCGAATCCTACCGCTCCCATTCAAACCTTACGGTTTGACATTTTAGATAACGGGCTTGTAACTCAGTCTGGCCAGAGTGTCTGCCCTGCAAGCAGAAGGTCGCAGGTTCAAATCCTGTCAGGTCCATTCAAACCTCAAGGTTTGACACAGTTAAAAACGGAATGTAGCTCAGTTTGGTAGAGCATTCGCTTTGGGAGCGAGAGGTCGCAGGTTCGAATCCTGTCATTCCGATTGTTTCCTAACGGAAACTTCACGAGTATGTCTCACTGAGACAGGAATTGTGTACACGGTTCTCGGGTATAGTGGACTGTATGTACAACAGTCGCCTCTGGCATCGCAGGTTCAAATCCTGTCCATACTCATTGCCCTCGGGCAAACTCATCGCGGAGTAGAGAAGTAGTATCTCGTCAGGTTCATACCCTGAAGATCGCTGGTGCAAATCCAGCTTCCGCCATTGTTTTGCTAGCGCAAAACTTACAACGACGCGAGCGAGTGTAACGGTAGTCACGCCAGCCTCATAAGCTGGAGGAATAGGGGTTCGATTCCCCGGTTCGCCATTGTTTTGCTAACGCAAAACACCTGGAGCAACTATCCATCCGTTGGTCCTGAATTTTAAGCTCCGCTAGCTCAGTGGTAGAGCGCCCTCCTTACAAGTGGGATGTCTTCGGTTCAAATCCGGAGCGGAGTATTTGACCCCGATCTAGAAAAAGGGTCATTGTTTTCACTCTGTGAAAACCTGGCAATGCGCACCCTGCCAGCGTCTGGCTTTGACCGATATGAGCCCGTTACTAGTCTGTATCAACGTTAAAATAAGGATAAGTGTGGGAGTCGCGCTCTCACCTGACCTCGCCAGTATGCTCTGGCGGGGTGAATTCCCACCGACCGAGCAAGTGAACGGGCCTGGCTGTTAACCAGAGATTGCTAGGGGCGGTACCTAGGGTGGGAGTTTTATACTATAGTACAATATAGTATAGTTTATGTAACAGTTTTTAAGCAAAATGTCAGGTAAAAAAGTAGTTCAGTTTCGACAAAGACGGAAACTATGAGCTGTAGAAGCTTTTGGTAGCAAATGCGGAATTTGCGGGTATTATAAATGCGTCGAAGCACTAGAGTTTCACCATACTGACCCAACAGTAAAAGAGTTTGCTACTTCTGCATCTACCGTAAGCAGAGAAAGGTTTATCAACGAACTCAGGAAATGTATCTGTGTTTGTTCTAACTGCCATCGTGAGATTCATGCAGGTATAACACTCGTTCCCGATAGCATTACCCGGTTCAATGAAGAATACACGGAAAAACAAATTCCGGAAAAAACTAAACACCCTTGCAAACAATGTGGGAAGTCTATCTCAACGGGTCAAAAATTTTGTTCTCTCAAATGTTCTCAAAAAAGTAAGGAAATAGTAAACTGGCCTTCAATTACTGAACTTCAAAGGTTAGTAATGGAAAACGGTTACACTGGTACCGGAAGACTTTTTGGGGTAAGTGACAATGCTGTTAGGAAACGAATACAAAGGGGGTGCAATTCCGGTTAAAAAAAAAAACATCAAATGTTCCAGTAGCCAAGAGGTTTAAGGCACGAGTCTGCAAAACTCGCATTCGCCGGTTCAAATCCGGCTTGGAACTTTTTCCTAATGGAAAAACATAGATAAGATGCGCCCGATTAGCTCAGTGGTAGAGCACTCGCCTTGGTTCCCAGCGGTCTCAATGTCTCAGTTGGCATTGTTCAGGTTCGATTCCTGTTGGTTGCAATAAGCGATAGGTCGTCAGTTCAAATCTGACATCGGGCTTTCCGCAAATGCGGACTTTGACTGTGGAAAGGTGGTCGAGTGGTTTATGGCTCTAGTCTTGAAAACTAGCGTGTCGAAAGGCACCGTGGGTTCAAATCCCACCCTTTCCGTTCTTTTGATGGGGTAACCCCCCTTGACTTTCGCCTGAAACCGGGCTATGATAATAAGGTAACAAAATGAGGAGAGCTGGCCGAGTGGCTGAAGGCGACAGTTTGCTAAACTGTTGAGTCACGAAAGTGGCTCCCAGGGTTCGAATCCCTGGCTCTCCGTTGGTTTTCTTACGAAAACCGTTTGAGGAAGAGTGGCCGAGTGGTTTATGGCAGTTGCTTGGAAAGCAGCCGAGTCGTGCAAGCGGCTCCGTAGGTTCAAATCCTATCTCTTCCGCCTTTCTCATTGAAACTTTACCTGAGCAAAATGTTAAACCTCAACCAATTGGACTCCGCTAAAGACTTCTGCATCTACCTGAAAGGTTACTTAGATGCAGTAGGTCACAATGGCTTGGCCGCTTCAGAAATTAAGCAAATCTCAGAGAAACTGGAATCGCTGTTCACTCGCCCAGGAACTCCCACAAATCTTTGCATTGACCCCACCTACGGTGGTGAAGGAGTGCAGGATGCCCTCAATAATTTGCATTCTGGGAACGTAGCTAGGCCATTCTCCGACCTTACCGAGGGCCTTAGCCCAGAGCGACGGGAGCGTGTTGAGCAGCATAAGGAGCATCTACGGCAGTTGTTCCGCCCATAAATTGTGCTACAATAGAGGGGTCCCGAAGAGAAGCCCCGTGACCGCTGCCACCGCCGTTGCCCAAGTCAGAGCCAACACGATGGCTGGGCGTGATTCCTACGAAGGAATGACTTCCAGCGAAATCTCCGATTACAACCGGTACATGATGTTTGGTGCCGACGACGAGGCATTCCCTTCCCAGGAAGAATGGTCCATGATTGTGGATTGATTCCTCCCGGAATAAGCCCTGTTAGCTCAGCTGGATAGAGCACATCTTTCCTAAAGATGGGGTCGCAGGTTCGAGTCCTGCACAGGGCGCTTTCCCTCGGTAATGTGCTATAACACAGGGGCAACGGCGGCACGGCCGCCCACTACTATAAGTTCAGAGAGAAAAAGTAATGGTCAAAGCTGAGTTTGGGGAGGGGGTGCTGTACTGTGGAGATTCACTAAATTTTTACAGTCAGTGGGATCCCCCTATCTGTATTGTTTCAGATGGTCCTTATGGGATTAGCGGGTTCGAGGGCGATAGCTCCAGTCACAAGACTTTGGGTGATATGTACCGCCCCCATATTGACGCATGGTCCAAAGCAGCAACGTCCCAGACAACTCTGTGGTTCTGGTGTACTGAAGTGGGCTGGGCAATGGTTCACCCCATACTAGAAGAACTCGGTTGGACTTACAGGGGTTGCAACATTTGGGATAAAGGACTTAAGCATATCGCAGGAAACTGTAACGGAAAGACAATGAGAAAGTTTCCGGTAGTTACGGAGGTATGTGCCCACTACACCAGGAAAGAAGAGTTTATCCACAAAACTGGGGGAAAGCTAAACCTTCAGGACTGGATGCGATCAGAGTGGAAAAGAACAGGTTTGCCGTTTAGTGAGGCCAATAAGGCTTGTGGGGTTAAGAACGCTGCATCTCGGAAGTATTTTGCCAAGGACCATCTGTGGTACTTCCCCCCAAAAGAGGAGTTCTCAAAGTTAATAGAGTATGCCAACTCATTCGGACACGGTGGAGGGAGACCTTATTTTTCCTTAGATGGGGTACATGTTATCAGTTCAAACCAATGGGATAAGATAAGGTCAAAGTTCAACTTTGAGTACGGGGTAACCAACGTATGGAGTTGCCCACCGCTGAAAGGTCCCGAGAGAAAGAGAGACGGTCATAAACTTGTTCACCCGAACCAAAAACCACTGGAGCTGATGGATAGAATAATCAAAGCAAGCACTGACCCTGGTGATACCTTATGGGAACCTTTTGCCGGTTTGGCCTCTGCCAGTGTGTCTGCTCAAAGGTTGGGTAGAAAATTTTTGGCTTGTGAGGTTAAGGAAAACTACTTCTATTTGGCTAGAGAGAGACTGCTTTAATCCCTGCCACCGAACCGTAATTGGTGCATTGGCACAAGGTTCGGTAATGTGCTATAATATGGGGGTAAGGGCGGCCAAGCTACCCACCACTTTCAAAACCATGGCCGCCATCAACTGCCTCAGCATCCGGGAAGAAAATGAGCTTTGCGTTGCTATCGCTGCTGAACTTGCCGATTACATCCAATCAGGGGAAGTCTCTCATCAACTGATTCGGGAAACCTTGCGCAACTGCGTAGCTATGTACGGCAATTGTCACACCGATGACTTCTTTGTTGACAAAGTCATTTTTCAGATTAACTGGCGCCCACAATCCCTTGGTCCTCTAAGAAAATGAACGAACAACAGCTAAAAACCGGCCAAGCTATCCTCAAACTTATTCAAAAAACCGAAGATGCTCTTAACATCCTAAATCCCTGGATTCAAGATGCAAGCCTCAGCGTTGGGGGGGTGACGAGTATGAGAAGGATAACCACTACAACCTTTCCATTGGCGCCTATGAGGATGGAAGTGGTGCCCGCCTAGACCTCAGCCGGTACGTGGGTAACACTGCTTTGCTTGAGCTTATCCAAGCGGAGCTTGAGCGCCAACTCGCCAAAATTATCTCCTACGAAGTCATTCCTAGCAATGCTGTTAAGTATTTCTCCAATGAAGGTTTTGAATCTTACCTTGTAACAGAGGGGCATCTGATTGCTTTGGACGATGAAGGTAAGCTGTGGCACTTCAACTATTGAGAAAATCAAGGGTGGCACTGCCTAAACTAGCTCGATTGATTCCTACTTCCTCCCCCCAAAAACAAATGGCCTACCTCATCAACACCAAAGACAAGGACATCAAAGTCAAACTTCTTAGTGAGCTGCCCGAGAATTTACCCGTGGTAGAAGCAAACAACCATCGCAGCATCTACAAGCAAGTCCAAGCCGAGTTCAGGTACGAACCATTTACTTTCCCTCAGCAAGGGCTATACTAAGTATGCATTCCCAGGTAGACAAACTGGTAAAGTCAGCGGGCTTTGAATCCGTTATTTCTAGGTTCGACTCCTAGTCTGGGAGTTTGCTCTTTGGAGCAAAACGTTAAGGGAAAGGGAGCATGGCGTAATGGTAGCCGCATCGGTCTTAAAAATCGATGGTCTTCGACCGTGGGGGTTCGAGTCCCCCTGCTCCTATTTGCTCTCCGGGGCAACAAGCCGAATTGGTGGAATTGGTAGTCACGGTCGCCTCAAAAGCGATTGCCGCAAGGCATGTCGGTTCGAGTCCGACATTCGGTATTTTTTACTTTGTAAGGTTCCCCGGTATAACTAACCAAAATGGCAAAGTCAGCACAGAGGCGCCACCATGCTATGCGCCTGAGGAACAAATGGTTGAGGCTGCTACGCAACCTAAGTCCTCAGCGCAGCCTTGATTGCGTAACCTTCGGCAAGGTCTACAGCAGGGACCCTTTCGACTGCGGGAACCCCCAGTGTACCCTGTGCTCTTATGGCAAGGTCACCCACCGCAAGGAAAAGCGGCTCCGTCAGAAACGTATCTCCCTGGATGAAATCAATGCTGCCGATGAGATTGATACTTGACTTCCAAGTTACCACAATTCAATCAAAAGCCTTATTCCCTGAAACTTATGGACTCTAAAGTAAAACAACGGTGGATTACTGCTCTACGCTCGGGTGAGTATGCCCAAGGTACGGGGACTCTTAAATCCGACCAAGGTTTCTGCTGTCTTGGTGTACTCTGCGATCTTTATGCTAAAGAGACTGGCACTGAGTGGAAAACTAAATACATTAGGGACGGTAGACCACTCCCTTATTACTTCCTCGATGGTGCATCTGCTATTCTTCCTGAATCTGTAAAAGAATGGGCAGGTCTTGACATACAAAACCCAGTTATTAAGTTAACTAAAACTTATGAAGAATTCTCTCTCTCTAAGTTTAACGACCTTGGCTTTAAATTTGAAGAAATTGCTCAAATGGTTGAGGAGGAATTCTGATGGTTGAAAACCAACTTCGACGCTGTAGTAGCTGCTGTTACTCGCGCTCAACTCAAGTCATAGACCCTGTCATTGCGAGTGGGCTTCTGAGTGAATACTCTGACTTAGCAGAAAACTTCTTGCCAAGCACACGGACAATCACAAAATGCCACTTGCAAGGGAAACCTCAAGTTGTTGATGGGGACAATGACTGGTGTTATCAATGGGGGAGCAATGACTAAATCTCAACTTTTATTTATTGTTGCAAATATCTGGCTAGTACAAGTTTTTGACGACAGGTCAAAAAAGTTTGTGCTTGGTATTAGTCTGGTTTACCTCATCGCTTACGTTATTTTTTCACAGTTAGGAAGATGACCCAATGTCCTGGAGAATGCTATGATGACTTTTGGGAGAATGTTCTGGGAGATAGTGAACCTACACTCAACATCGAAGAACTAACAAAAGGAAAACACTGGAATGGCACAGAGTGGGTAGAGGCCACAACAAGGTATCGAATTGATTACTTTAAGGAAGGGGACTTGGAGCGGAGGTGGAAATACTTTAGCACCATGGAAAAAGCAATAGCCAAAGCACACGCAATGATTCAGTTCGGTGGGTACACAATCGATGGCATTAGTCCTGAGGATTACCCTTGAAAAAACGGGTAAAACTTAGCCTACCTCTATAACAACATGAGCATAGAGTCCGATTCCGTAGCCAAGATTGAACTGGTATTCAATCACATTCAAAACGTCCAACGAAGCTGTTACAAGCTGGGACTTAAATTGATGAAACAAGGAGATATTGAATTAGGCCGCAACTTGATTGCCAACGGTCAAATCCACGACAACTCAAAGTTTAAGGGCATAGAGTTTGACCACTTGTTCTACTCAGACCCTTTGCTTCCAGAGGTAGTCAAACATCACCAGTCCATAAATCCCCATCACCCGGAATACTGGGGCAGCATCCACAACATGCCAAAAGTCTATGTGGCAGAAATGGTTTGTGACTGGTATGCTCGATCTACAGAGTTTGGTACTGGCATCCGGGAATGGGCTGATAGTAAGGCGATGGAAAAGTTCTCCTTCACTAAAGAAGATGCTATTTACGGCACCATTCAGGAAATGCTCTCATTGTTGCTGGACCCTAGTTTCAGTTAAAGGTTGACTCCAGGGGGGTAAATGTATGTACCTGTCTAACAGCGCAAAATGAGATTTTTAAATTCTATTGGCCTAGCCACGTTTATACCCCTATTAGGTTCTTCTTTTGCGTTGGCTTCGCCAGGCCCTAAACCAGAAATCTTGGTAGAATGGTCTAACACAAATAATTTTTCTCAGAGGTCAACAACTCTGAAATCCCTGGGTGCGAGCCGGGTACAGCAGTTTCAAACCCCTCTCATGAGGAAGAAAGGAAGGGGAGTTATTGAGAGAGTTTCCCTACCTGAGGGAGCAAACATTAATGCATCGATTGAAGCTCTTAAGAAAACTCCGGGAGTTCTTACAGCAGAGCCAAATTTCACTGTAAATGCCCTAGCGACTGGCAACGATGCGTTGTATGTCAATGGTTCTTTGTGGGGTATGTACTCGGATGATTCCACACCGGCTGGCCCAAGCGGGACCACGAACATCTACGGCAGCCAAGCAGAACAAGCGTGGGCTTCAGGTTATACGGGGAGTCCAAAAGTTGTTATCGGCGTTATTGATACCGGAGTTGATTACAGGCACCCAGATTTGTACTTAAACATTTACCTTAACCAAGGTGAAATAAAGACCCTATCTTTCTTCAATTCTTTAACAGATACAGATGGGGACGGACTAATCACATTCAGGGACCTGAACAACGCTGCAAACTCCAGCTATGTCACAGACGTTAACTCTAATGGTAGAATAGATGCCGGAGACTTGCTTAATGACTCTCGTTGGGAGAACGGGGTTGATAATGATAGCAATGGTTTTGTCGATGACTTGGTGGGGTGGGATTTTTTCAACGGTGATAATGATCCTATGGACGATAACTACCATGGTACGCACGTCGCCGGCACCATTGGTGCCCTAGGCAATAACTCAATTGGTGTTGCAGGGGTAAACTGGGAAGTTCAGATTGTGCCAATTAAGTTTCTCAGTAGCAGCGGGAGTGGTTTTTTGAGTGACGCCATTCAGGCCATTGATTACTATACTAGTTCCACCCAAGCCCAAGACAAGGCTTACAATCCGTCTTCAACTGCCGTCTTTATTGGGACTAACAACTCTTGGGGTGGAGGAACTTTCTCCTCCTTACTTAGCACTTCGATCTCAAACGGTGCCTCAGTAAATAATCACTTTATTGCAGCGGCTGGAAACGATTCTTCCAACAACAACTCAGTACCTAGCTACCCTTCGAACTATTCAACCTTGACCGCTGCAGGTTGGGAAGCCATTACGGCTGTATCCTCTTTGACCTCCAGTGGTTCTCTCTCTGGGTTTTCCAACTACGGCTCAACAACTGTTGATATCGGGGCTCCTGGGAGTGGCATCCAGTCATCCAGACTAAATGGTACCTACGGTTCTCTGAATGGAACTTCCATGGCGGCCCCCCATGTTGCTGGCTCTTTAGCTCTCTTCGCAGCATCCTTCCCCCAAGCAGGGAGAAGGGAGCTGAGAGATGTATTGCTTTCAACTACAAGGGCCACAACCTCCCTCAACGGTAAAGTTGTCACTAACGGCAGGTTGGACACGAAAGCGGGTCTGACTGAACTCTACAACCGCTATGGTAGCTCAGCTCCCTACTACTCTGTAGCTGGGCCATCCTCAGTTAATGAGGGAGCAACCGTTACCCTGAACCTAACAACGAACAATGTAAACAGTGGGACGGTGCTGTACTGGGGGATGTCCGGTATTCAGGCCGGGGACATAAGTCCCGCCAACCTCCAAGGAAGTTTAACAGTAACGGAAGGATCTGCCTCCTTATCTTTTACTGTCGTGAATGACACTACCCCAGAAGGGACGGAGAACTTGCTGTTCGGACTCTTCTCGGATTCAGGAAGAACTCAGCAAGTTGCTTCCAAAACTATCTCCATAGCAGACACTTCCACCGGTATCAACTACATCTGGGGGACAGCCGGCAACAACAGGTTAGTAGGGACCAACAATGTAGACTACATATCAGGTGTGCCTGCAACAGGCACAACTCCTTCAGCTCTCGGCAGGAGTCAGGTTGATCATGCTACCGGTAGGGGTGGAGCAGATGTCTTCATCCTCGGTGAAGTTAGGGGAGGGTCTCCAAGAGTTTTTTACACCGCTAGCATTGCATCTTCATCTGTGTCCAGAGATTCTCTGACAATACGTGACTTCGACAGGCTTAGTGATAAAGTGCAATTAGTTCCCGGTAAGTATTTTACTAGGAACGTTTCTGCAAATACCGTGTTATACTGGGACCGAAATAACGATGGCACCCTGCAGCTGACTGGGTTAAACCAGGATGAGGCAATTGCCCTTTTTACAGGCGTTAACTTGGGAAATCTGACCATAACGAACGCCTCGGTACCCTGGGTAAGACTCGCCAACTGATGCGGTTCACTGAGCCACTCCCCCCCCCCCTCTCTCTCTCAACCAACCTTCTTAACGATGGAAATCTTAAAACGCTGGCAAGCAGAAATTGAATATCTAGGGGAAGTGCTCCCTAAGATGCTCAAAGATGCTCAAAATGTTAGGTTTGATTACGACCCTAGCGAAAATGACTATCTGTTTGAAGTGTATGACATCAACAAACGTAAGTTTGAACATTTTACACTGTGCAGAGACATTGGTGTTCACCTATCCGAAGCTTGCTACCCTGGTGAGAAGTTGACACGCCTTCAAATAGCCCGCAGGTTTACCAACAAAATGTCGGACAAAAGTTTGAAAAAAGTCATAAAAGCTCTAAAGCTTAATCCAAGTGAGCAGATTTCGTTCAAAGTGTCCTCCGATGCACCCACCCTCAAAGAAGTCGAGGAAGTGCTAACCCCTTGTATCAGTGAGGGAGGTTTCGTAGAAGCCAAGTACCTTAGTGAGAAGCTACAAGTGTGCAAGACCTCTAAGTGTTATGCCACTGTGAAAAAGAAAATGAGTGAAGCAGGCTGGGTATGGAGATCCAGAAGGGTCAACGGAATTAAGGTCAAAGTGATAGAACCACCCAAAATCCAACTGGAACCAAGTTTTGATAAAAATGAGTGGAAATCGGAAAAAGTTTTCACCACCTCTGTCATACACACTCAGGAAATAAATTTTCTTCACGAAGTTCTCTCAACCCCCTTGGAAAATTCAAAAGGGAAATCCAATGACAGTTTTTATCAAAACTTGGTTCCACTAACCGGGGCTACTACACGCCCAGCGTCGGTTCTCGTTGCCCAAACTGAAGCGTAAGCACCCCTACCTGTGCTACAATACTACTAACAGCACCCGAAACCATGGCACGAGTGATTCCCCTGTCATCAAAGGCAAAGAACCGTCTGACTAATATGATGGGCTCAGACCCCACCGTGTTGGTAGAGCAGCGTGTTGGCAACAAGGTTTTCCTTGTCTCAACGAATGGCAAATGGTGCGCTTGGGTTGACTTGGCGAACGACCCTAACTGGGATGTGGTTCTGGGTTGACTTAACTGGCACAAAGTGCTACAATATTAAAAGACAGAAACCACAATGACTCAAACCAAAGTGTTCGTCCCTTCACCCCAACAAGCTACCATCTTTGACTGGATCGTCAATGGCTCTGGCTCCGCAGTTATTGAAGCCGTAGCAGGGGCTGGCAAGACAACCACCCTGGTTGAAAGCTTGACCCGTACTACCGGTGAGGTTGCCTTTTCGGCGTTCAACAAAGCTATTGCTATCGAGATCGGTGAAAGGGTGAAACCCCTTGGTTTAGGTAACCGGGTCAAAACTGGTACCTTGCATTCGTTCGGTTTTGCTGCCCTAAAAGCCGCATACGCTAAAACCAAGCTAGAGGGTGGTAAAATGCGCATCATTGCTGACAAGGCGATGGAGAAACACTTCCTTAAGACTTTTGCCATCAACGCAGCATCGATGGCTAAGCAAGTGGGAATCGGCATTGTTTGCCCCATCAATGATGATCGGGCTTGGATTAGGATGATAGATCATTACTCTCTTCAAGATGTTTTGCCAAGTTATGCCCACCCTGAAGAAGCCCTCGCTGAAGCACAGCGTCTTCTGGACGTTAGCAACAAAAATGTTGCCAAACTCATTGACTTTGACGACATGATATATGTGCCGGTCCTCAAAAAACTCAACACCCGTAAGTATGATTGGGTGTTTCTAGACGAAGCCCAAGACACTAACACTGTCCGCAGGAAACTGGTCAGCATGATGCTTGCTCCCGAGGGCCGTTTGGTTGCTGTGGGTGATACTCATCAGGCCATCTATGGCTTTACCGGTGCTGACTGCCGTTCGATGGAAAACATCTGCGAAGAATTCAACACGGTGAAAATGCCCCTGACTACAACTTATCGTTGCCCCAAACTGGTAGTTGAGGTGGCCAATCAGTGGGTCAACCACATTGAAGCGGCTGAAACTGCCCCTGACGGCATCGTCGATTCTTCCGATATCGAAACCCTCATCAAAAACTCTGAGTTCACCTCGGAGGATGCCATCTTGTGCCGCAAAACCAAACCCTTAGTTGACCTGGCCTTCAAACTGATCCAGAACGGCGTTGCTTGCAAGGTCGAAGGAAGGTCTATCGGCAAGGGCCTAATCAAACTAATCAATAAGTGGAAACTCACCAAGATATCCGAACTTGATGAAAAACTTACCGAGTGGAGTGACCATGAAATCGCCAAAGCTCGGGCCAAAGGTCACAATGACCGGTGCGATTCCATTGAAGACCAAGCAGAAACCATCCGAGTTCTGATGGATCAATGTGACTACAAGGCCCCGATAACCGACCTTATTGCGCATATTGAATCCCTGTTCGGTGACAGTGGCTCTAAGCAAGACATTCTCACCCTGTCCACAATCCACCGTGCTAAGGGCAGGGAATGGAACCGGGTATTTGCCCTCGGGATGGAGTCCTACAGCCCCAGCCGCTGGGCTCGCAAGCCCTGGGAGATGACCCAGGAAGACAACCTGTGCTACGTCCAAGTGACCCGTGCCAAGCGTCACCTCACTCTCGTGAGAGCTTGAACCTTGGCTAAGCATTTACTTGCCGTAAGCAGAAGCTATACTACTCAAGGAGGTACAAACAATGCAGCAACAGCACTTTGAAATCGGTGATATCGTAATTTCACCCAGCGGTAAGAACCCTTTCCGCCTAACTTACATTCCTAGTAGTCCCACTTACTATGATCTTTATAGGGGGAAGTATGTACACAACGACAAATGGGCTCAAGCCCGATCTATAATTCACTACGAAGGAACGGAGAACACATCCATGGATTCTAAAACTCTTTATATATTCACTGACGAAGACGGCAAAGCAGTGTTTGGTAACCACATTGGTACCAACAGCGAGAACAAGTTTATTGTCGAAGTTAAGGGAACTGGTGAAATCGTCATCAAAGACCCTAAGGATCTTGAGGAAGTTTTGCCCTATACCTTCAGCGTTGAGCTGGCTGGAAAGGAACTTCATTACATTGGTGAACCTGGCAAGATTGCCAAAGGTGATTTACTGCTCCACAAGACAAATGGCGGCTATGCAATCGCTCAAGTCAAGGCCATCGATACCAAGAACAAGGGCGCTCGCGCTAAATTCAATGGTCGCCGCATTTTGACCGAAGCCATCTGATTTGCGGGTAAAATCGAATAACCTCACAATAAAAATGGAAAAAAGGACCTTTGGGTGGATGCGAGATCTGCCAGATTTTAGGGACGTTACGGCGGGGACAGATACTGTGCCTTCCCGGTTATCCGCAGCCGGTCAGCCCTCGGTCAGGTCAATGCTGCTTAAGGTGGGAGCTGTGACAACTACAGGCGCCACTCCAAAACTTGCTTTACCTGTTTCCGTAGACCTCAAAGCCTCTTGCTCCCCTATTGAGGACCAAGGGGACATTGGCTCCTGCACAGCTCACGCTGCCATAGGTATGCTTGAATACTTTGAGCGCAAGTCCTTCGGCAAGCACATTGATGGTTCTCGCTTGTTTCTGTACAAAGTAACCCGAAACATTATGCAAACTACCGGAGATACCGGTGCCTACCTGCGTAATGTGATGGGAGCTTTGACGCTGTTCGGAGTACCACCTGAAAACTTCTATCCTTACGACACCTCAAAGTTTGATGATGAGCCCTCAGCGTTTCTGTACTCATTTGCTCAGAATTTTCAAGCATTGTCCTACTACCGCTTGGATACACCCGGAGTTTCAAACTCAGCTCTCCTGACAGCGATTAAAACCAATGTCTTCAAAGGGCTGCCCGCAATGTTTGGCTTCACTGTGTACAGCTCCTATGCTCAGGCAGAGACCAATGGCGGGTGCTTCCCGTTCCCCACCCGCAACGACTACCTCGATGGTGGTCACGCTATGTTGGTAGTTGGGTACGATGACAACAAAAAAATCATCAACACGAACACGGGCGGAACTCAAACTACGGGTGCTTTACTCATCCGGAACTCCTGGGGCACCTCTTGGGGCCAGGGAGGCTACGGCTGGCTGCCTTACCAGTATGTCACTGCCGGTCTGACCTCAGACTGGTGGTCCATGGTCAAGGCCGAGTGGGTTGATTCGGGCCAGTTTGTTTGACTTCGGGTCCCAACGTGCTATGATGGTGGGGCACGGGGGATGCCATCCGGTCCCCCTGACTCACCTTTGATAGGCAATCACCCAATGACTGATTTCAGCAAAATCAACCTGGCAGCCTGTGCTGTCCGACGAGCCGAAAACCACATCCTAGACCCGCGCCGTTTCTCTGACGAGTACAAAACTGCACTGCTCTGGAAAGGTCACCGAGTGTACCAGACGGTCAACTCACAAGGTCATCCCATGGGTTGGATGACGTCAGCATGATGGGCCAATCTATCGTACCTGGTTAGCTTACAAACCGTGAAGTAAAGCCCTACCATATGGCTATAAACTGGGTGTAGGTGATTGTAACTACTGAGCGACACAGGCGTTCGAATCGCCTCGGATCCATTGAGAGAACTTAGACCGCTCTCCCTCACTATTACTCATGGGGAAAGGTCTAATGTGGGTTAGAATCCCACCTCTCCACCACGGGTCCGCTCTGGAATCGACCGACAGCAAGCCAATCACTGAAAGCCGCTTGCATAAGCACAAAATAGACGCTAACAAAATCGTCAAATTCGAGAGGATTGCCGTTGCCGTTTGAGCAACCGCACTCTGACTCATTGCACGGGGGCTTCGGCCCCTTTGCTTTAACTGTCTATGACTCAATGGTAAACCGTGGAAATCGACCCTAAACTACTAAAACCTTCTGGCAAGACAAAACTTAAGAAACTTTCTTCAGAGTTTGGACCCCTTGACTACGAGTGCTTGTCTTGGCTTGATTTCAAAAAACCAGAAGACTACTATGACCACTTAAAAAATTGGAACACCCACCAAGTCCTCAGGGAAATTTTCAACGGGTCAGAAGTCACAGAGGGTGGTGAATGTGAGGGGTGTTGGGATGGCCTGAGCCGCAGTGAAAGGGCAATTTATAACAACATTGCAAACATTATAATCGAGTTAAGGCAAAAGGTCGATGATGCTGCAAATGATGCTTCAGAGGTTGCCACAAGATTGAACCGTATTTAATCCCACCTAGCCTATACAAAAAATGTACTTCTACGCAATCTCTCGCAGGGACCTCCCTGTACACCAACAAGCTATTCAGGGGGCACACGCCCAAGTCAAATACTGCCACTGGTTTAATACTAACGAAGGGCCACTAGACCCGAATGTCAACTTCGTTTGGATTACTGTGGAGGACAGGGCCGAACTTCTGCACCTGTACAGTATGCTCAAGGCTCACGGAGTCCACGCAGAAGAGTTCCACGACCCTGACTACTACGGCTATAACCCTAGTGCCCTCGCTTGTGTGGTTCCGGAGGGGAAGCGCTTTCTACTCTCCCACTTGCCCCTGTGGAAGTGCGAGCCTGCTTGGGGTTTGTTCACATTCATCCGCCGCCTCGTAAGTCTTTTTGGGTAAGACTGGTTTTGGTTACATCGGCACCATGCCAGATAGCAGTTACGGAGAAGTTATGGGGAAACTATTCACAGCAAAGTGGAATATACCTCAGGCTGCTGCTGCTTTAGGTAGACCTGCAAATAAGGAAGAGTGGCAGGCCGTAAAAGACGCATTCAGGAAATATTGCAAAGATCATCCAGCCCTATGCTGGAAACACGAACCTACCTTTTGATGGGGGTAATAATCTTTACTACATCCTGTGCCCCCGTGGGCGATGCACAATGAATGGTGACCTAAGACGAAGGATTAAGAAGGCTAAGCGAGCCCAGGCCAAAAGATTATCTTCTTTGCGAGGGGTAAAGAAAAAGTGTAAGATAGGGAAGTCGTGCGGAGCTACCTGCATTGCCAGACATGAAATATGTGCTGTAGAGCTGGCTGACCCCGTGTCATCTGCCTTAAAGAAAACATCTATCATGGTGTCTTCTAGAAAGAGTATCAAAGGTGATAAGCTATCTACTAACTTCTCTAAACATTTAGAGGAAAATTCTTTTCAGGTCCCCGGCAGGAGTTTTACAGGTAAGGATTTAGCTAACATGGTGAACCAAGCGGCTGAGGGCCTAACTGGGGAGGCCAGAGAAAACATCGACAAGTTGAGGAAGTTTGTTGTAGATGACAAACAAGTTTTATTCGTGAGTACAAACAGTAATGACGCACCTTTTAAAGGTGGGGGGATTCCTAGGTGGGTTCAGTCAAGTAGGTACCTGGAGATGTTGGACAAGTCCATAGACTTTGTAACTTGGGGCAAAACTCTCGGAATATATACATCCTGGTCAAATAGTTTCTCAAAGGCAATGGAGGAGGTGAAAGGTGGAATTAGGTCCTGGAAAGAGCATAACAGAGAGTATAAGCTCGAACAACTAAAGCTCATAAAAAACATAAAAATGAGGCAGAAGAGGGGGTGGAAGACAGAAGACCAAGAGTATTCTTTAGAATCCCTGGAGAGGAAAAGGCTGAATGCAGCCACTAAGATATCTTCCATGCTTAGAGTTTTTGCAGACGTAGTGGCTGTAAGTCCGGGGTCTGGAGCGAGTACAAACCCTGGGGGCCGATTAATTCTTATGGCCGACAATAAAGTGGATAGGGATACTCCTTACTCAAGATCTCAGAAGATAGACTCAGCCAGACTTCAATCTAGAGTGGCCAGCGTGATCGATATGCGGGGTAAAGCGAATGAATCTACTGACATTGCCACTCTAGATAAAGATACCTTTACCTTCTCCGGGAAAAGAGGGGAGAGGGGAAATGACAGGATACTGATGAACTACGTACACGAGGTAGGTCATCAAATCCAGTTCAGGGGTGGTGTGTCAGATCCTCCGAAAAACAGCCCGTCCGTGACAAGAGGTTTAGCACCAGGGATAACCCGCTATGCCCATGAGTCTAAACTTGAAACCTTTGCTGAGGCATATGTGGCCTACACATTCAACCCTAAAGCCTTAAGAGACCACGATGAACCTTTGTACAACTGGGTAAAAGAGACAGTGGACAAAGCATTACCTAATGCCGGAACTAACGAGGGCATGAAATGAAACTATTCGACAAGGCTTCAGAAATCCTTAGAACCAATGAGTTTAGCAGGAAGCGGTGCTTGGCGGCCCGCAAACTCTACCACCTGGCCAAAGGAGAAGAAAGGGACATGATTGGCCAGCTTTTTGAGAGCCAGGCAGTCATGGCTAAAAAGCCAGAGGACTGGCTTTGGCTTAACAACATCGATGACAACCTTAAGTGATAAGGGTAGTTGATAGTTTGGTAAAGGCATCCCCATTGATTCTGGATTTACAACCGACTCTAACGTGCTATAATAAGGGCGAGTTCGGTCCACCTTTCCGAAGGTAAGACACCCTTTATGAGGGGGCTTCTGCTAAGCAGAAGGATTCTCGGAGCCTAATATTGTGCTCTTAAATAAATGTGCCGTGGAGAAATGCACCTTGAAACAGGTGAGTGACCGCTCTCTATACGGATGTCGATTTCTACTTAACTAAATGCTTAGCCTTACTACACTTGTGGCTGTTTCCCTACTTGGGGCTGCTGCAACCGCTTCGACCCAACCTCTTGCTTCCGGTAGCAACAAACCTGAGCAAGTCGCGATCCTAGAGATTGTTCCAGAACCAACTAAAGACTCACGCTTCATTTGCAAAGGTTGTAATGAAAACGAGAATCGTACTTTGGCTTTCCTTCAAGAGAGGGGAATCAAAGACAAAAATGCTATTGCCACAGTTATGGGCAATATTAAACAAGAGTCAACTTTCGTACCTAACATCTGCGAAGGTGGCGCTCGGACAAGTTATTCCGGTTGCCGTCGTGGCGGATACGGTCTAATTCAGTTCACTTCCTCTGACCGCTATAACGGCCTGGGGTATCATGCTAGGTCGATTAAAAAGGACCCTTCCACTCTTGAAGCTCAACTAAGCTACATTGTTACAGAGCCTCAGTGGAAGCGGATCGAAGGCTTACTGAAAACACCGGGTAAATCCATTGATCGCTACATGAACTATTCCTATAGCTGGCTTGGCTGGGGGGTAAAGGGAGCTAGGACTTCCTACGCCCATAGCTATGCTCGTAGGATGGTGTCACAGCCAGTGGAGGTTGTGAGAGTGTGCCCTAAAACCGACACTGAATTTCAAGTTTCATCAAATTTCAGTAATTCTGAAAATTGCGAAAACCTGAAAAAGCCAGTCGCCCCAAGGGCTTAACTAACAACTTCAACGGGGGCGGGCAACCGCCCTTTACTACCCCAACCAGGTCACCTATAATGAGGCCAACTTGGGTAGCCAAGCAGAGCCGTGATTGTTGATTCTTTACTCATTACATGAAATTCTTTAAAAACGTTATTGCCCCAATCTGCATTGCTGGAACTTTGGTCTTGGGGACCAACCCAGCTCATGCAAAAGTTTGTGGTCAAGCAAGTTGGTATGGTCCCGGTCTTTACGGGAACCTGACCGCTAACGGCGAGGTACTACGCAAATGGACAATGACTGCTGCCCACCCGTACCTGCCCCTAGGTTCCTGGGTTAAAGTCGTAAACCGAGATAATGGTAGGGTCGCCTCAGTAAAAATTACCGATAGGGGCCCTTACTACGGTGGCCGAATCATTGACCTCGCTCACGGTGCAGCTAGTCGCCTCGGTCTTACCGTTAGCGATCTTGCAAATGTTTGTATCTATCGCCTGTGACGAAACTTCTCATACTTGATTGCGTTATTATGTTCCTGCTTACACTAACCTGGTTGAACATCTTCAAGGGTGATTCCAATGTATGATACAAACAAAGTTTATCAATACTGGCCAAGACTAGGCCAGTGTTTGGAGTTTCGAAGACTCGGAGATTCCTTCAACGAAGATGCTTTACTTGACCAGCTTGACACCCTGTGGTATTCCATGAGTGAGGAAGAAACCCAAGACGTTGGAATCCGGGTCAAGAACCTAAATCAAACAATGCGGGTGTAATTCAGTGGTAGAATGTTAGCTTCCCAAGCTAAACGTCGTCGGTTCGAATCCGATCATCCGCTTCCCCCTAAAACTCTATTAGGGGACTGTACAGAAAACTTACTATAGAGCATGAAACTCAACTCTTTTATTGGCTTCAGTGTTGCGGCACTGAGCGTAGCAGCCCCCATCGGAGCTTCTGCCTCAGAACTCAACCTCAACGCAGTTAACCAATACTCCCAAGGTCCCTTGGATCAGGTCACGAGTATTACTCAATTCTCTGATGTCCGTCCTACGGATTGGGCATATCAGGCGCTGGAAAATCTGGTACAACGTTATGGTTGTGTTGCTGGATATCCTAATGGCACCTTCGTCGGTGGTCAGGCAATGACCCGTTACGAAGCAGCAGCACTTCTAAATGCTTGCTTGGACCGTGTGACTGAAACTACAGATGAACTTCAGCGTCTGCTGAAAGAATTCAAGACGGAACTTACTGTTCTTACTGCCCGTGTAGATGGTCTTGATGCAAAGGTTGGGCAACTTGAGGCAACTCAATTCTCAACCACAACCAAACTCAAAGGTGAAGCAACCTTCGTCCTTGGTGGAGTTCCTGGTCTAGAAACAAATGATGGTGGAAACGTTGGCAACACCGCATTTAACTATGATCTCCGTCTGAACTTTGATACTTCATTCACAGGCAAGGATTTGCTTCGTACCCGTCTCCGCTCTGGTAATTTCAGCAGCGATCCATTCGGTTCCAGTTCTTCTTTGTTCAAACTTGATAAGGCAGAATCTACCGATAGCTCTGTAGAGATTGATCGTCTTTACTATCAGTTCCCAGTCTCTAAGGGTGTAACTCTGACTGCTGGTCCTTTGGTTCGTAACACTGAGATGGCATGGGTTCCTTCCGCATATAAGTCGGAAATCCTTGACTTCTTTGCCGTTGCTGGTGCTCCTGGTGTCTATAACAAGGCAACTGGTGCTGGTGTCGGTGCTCAGTATGTCGGTAAAAACGGAATCGTTGCTGGTCTAATCTATGTTGCCCAAAACGGTGACGACAGTGAAACCGGTGTCTTTGATTCTGATGGTGCTCTGAACTTCCTTGCTCAGGTTGGCTATAAGGCCCCTAACTGGGGTGTTGGTGTAGGCTATCGTTACGGTTCTGAGGGCACCCGTCCTCGTTCTTACAACGGTATCCTTGGTGCCAATGGTGCTCTGGTTAATGGTCAAGAATCCAATGCCGTTGCTCTGAACGCTTACTGGCAACCTTCCGAGAGTGGATTCATTCCTTCTATCTCGGCTGGTTATGGTTATAACTTTGTCAGTGGTACTGTTGGCGCTACCGATGCTACGGACTCTGATTCGTGGTTTGTTGGTCTTCAGTGGCAAGATGCTTTTGTTGCTGGTAATGCCGCTGGTATTGCCGTTGGACAAGCACCTTCTGCCGAAACCGCTGGTGTAAGTGATGCTACGATGCTTGAGTTCTTCTACAAGTTCCAAGTCACCGATAACATCAGCATCACCCCCGCTCTCTTCTACGTTGACAACAATCAGCGTTATCAAGATTCCAACAAGTGGGGTGGTGTAATCCAAACCAAGTTCACCTTCTGATAAACAACTCATAATATGAGTAGAAGCACCCATTCTTTGGGTGCTTTTTTTTTGTCTTAACCAAATCTTAGTGGACTTTAGTTCTTTCTTACATTACAATTACTCTGTAGTTATTCACTTTTTATGAAACTTAAAAATCTTATTGTTGCAGGTATGGTTGCTGCTCCTGTAGCAACACTTGCTGGACCTGCTCTGAACGGTGCTGGTGCAACCTTCCCGGCACCAATCTATCAGCGTTGGTTCCAAGATTATGCACAATCGTCTGGAAACCGTGTGAATTACCAGTCCGTTGGCTCTGGTGCTGGTGTCCGTCAGCATGTCGCAGGAACTGTTGATTTCGGTGCAACTGATGAACCTATTTCGTCAAAAGAGGCAAGTAAAGTAAAGCGTGGTGTCGTTCAAATCCCGATGGTAGGTGGAACGATTGCGATTGCTTATAACAAACCAGGATGCACTCTGAAACTCACTCAGAAGCAAACTGTGGATGTATTCTCCGGTCGCATCAAGGATTGGAAAGCACTTGGATGTGCTGCAGGTCCTATGACCGTTGTTCATCGTTCTGATGGTTCTGGAACTACTTTTGCATTCACTAATTCTCTGGATGCTTTTGGTGGTTGGAAACCTGGAGTTGGTAAGTCAGTAAAATGGCCTGTTGGCATTGGTGGCAAAGGTAACGAAGGTGTTTCTGGTACTGTTAAGACTACTCCTGGTTCTATTGGTTATGTGAATACTGGGTTCGTAAAAGCAAACAAACTCCAAGCAGCAGCAATTCAAAACAAAGCAGGACAGTTTGTTCTTCCTAATGCTAAATCTGGTGCTATTGCTCTGAATAGTATTACACTTGATAGTAACCTTGCTGGAGAAAATCCCAACCCTTCTGCTTCTGGTGCTTATCCTATTTCTACTCTGACTTGGGTTCTTGCCTATAAGACCGGAAATGGTGCTAGGAAAGCAAGTGATATTCAACAGGCACTTAATTATGCTCTGAGCGCAAAGGCACAAATGATTGCTGATGACTTGGGTTATGTTCCCCTTGCCGGTAGCATTCTCAATAAATCGAGGATTGCTGTGAAGCGTATCGGAAACTGATGTTAGTGTTGGGGAGTTGACAACGACTCCCCACCAAGTTCACCTTATGGCAAACAACCTACAATAGGGCAGGTTGACTTACAGGTAAAACGTGCTATAATAAGTGGGAACCGCAAGGAACCCCCATGACTAGCCACCAACCTGGACTTCCAGCCAATACCGCAGGCGACCCGGTAGTTTTCCCCAATGTTGTCGTGGACACCCTGTTCATTGCAATGCTGGGAACTCTATCTATCGGGTTGCTTGCTTTTTTGTATAAAAAAGTTGCTCGGAACTGACACAGGTATTATTCACTATAAGTAAAGAGAGAAGGCCGATGGATGCGCTCCAACTGACATACAGAAAAACTATCTTGGTTCTTAATAGTTCGTATGAGCCAATCAACGAAACTTCCTGGCGCCGAGCAGTTATTTTGGTCTTGAAGAACAAGGCGAGGGTCGTTTCCCAAAGGGTTATCCGCTTGATTAACTACGTTAGGTTACCCCTCGGCCGGATTATGGCAGGTAAGCCCACGCCCAAGCGAATCAAACATCGCGATAACTTCATGTGTCAATACTGCGGCACATCCGGGGGCTCCAAGAATGTGCTAACTATTGACCACATAATCCCTAAGTCAAGGGGTGGTAAAGATGAGTGGCAAAACCTTGTGTGCGCTTGCGTTGATTGTAACAACACCAAAGACAACCGAACCCCTGAAGAATGGGGCGTCCCTTTGATGAAGAGGCCAACGTCTCCAAACATCCGATTCTCTTCCCGCACCCTTAACAAGGTCCCGGAATGGATGCAGTACTGTTACGATTAATTCACTAAAGTAAACCACCCACTGAAAACAATGGAACTGAATCTTCGCCACTACCTCATTGGCTGGCTGAATGAGCGGGGCTCTAATGCCCTGGAAGAACTGGCTGAGTACGACATTCGTGTCGGCCGAGATGAGCGCTACCCGAATCTCTTCAACCTGAAATACGGCTCTATACTGGCGGATAAATCAAATCCGCTAGTTTGCGCTTGCCGTGGTGCGGTAGTGGAGCGTGACAGCACAGGCTGTTACAAGCTAGCGGCGTATGCTTTCGACCGGTTCTTCAACGTTGGCGAAGGCCACTGTCATGGACTAGACTGGTCTAGTACCAAGGTCTATGAAAAGTATGATGGCTCGCTAATAAAAATGTTCAACTATGGGGGTGAATGGATTGTTTCAACCTCCGGTACAGTTGCGGCTGCTGCAGAGGTTGGTGCGACTGGGCGCTCATTTGCTGAGTTGTTCTGGTCCGTCTTCGACGGAGTTGGTTATTCCCGAGAAGTTCTGGATCCAGACCTTTGCTACATTTTTGAACTGTGCCACCGTGACAACCGCATTGTAGTGGATTACGCTGAGCCGCAGCTACCGCTGCTTGCTGTTAGGGACCGTACCCAGGACTTTGAAGAACTGGACCTGGAAGACTTTGGTCTGCAACATGGTTACGAAGTTGCAAAGTCATATGACTTTGGCAGCATGGAAGGTTTGATGTCCGTGATTAACAATCGTGGAGCAGACCATGAGGGGTTTGTCCTCTTTGATGGCTCAGGGCGGGCTAAGGCAAAATCTGATGTTTATTGCCAGTTGCACAGGGTGCGTGGTAACGGTGAGCCGGACTTCTCTGAGTTGTTTCTCAATGACGACCTAGAAGAGTTTCTGCTTCATTTCCCCGAGTACAAGGAGCAATTCGATTCCTACATTGCTTCTATCGAAACGATGGGACATTGGGTAAATGCCACTGTTGCGGCCCACAAAGACCTTAACCAGAAGGACTTTGCCCAAGTTGTCCTAGCTGAGTCCAAAGAACTTTCTGGGGCTTGTTTCGCTCTCCGTGCTGGCAAATACGGCAACTTTAGCCAGTGGTTAGGTTCCCTTAGGCCCACCCAACTTGACAACCTTTTAGGTATCTAAAAATGAGAATCAGAATCATTACAAAAGATTTCGGAATCGTTCAAACCGCTCACGAACCTTTCAATGAAACTCGGTATGAAGAGTTAATTCTTCAGATGGAGGGAGTTGGTGATAACTGCCATAATGATCAGGGTTCCCTCTCAATTGAAGATGATAAGGGAAATATCCTCGTTCTCAGTCCCTACGTCCTTAGACAGTCTGTCCTCATGGTCGAAAAATGACTGAGATAAAAGTCGTCAATAAGTACCACATTGGGAACCGACCGATGAAACCACCGGAGGGAACAATCAGAGCGGCAGTTCACCGCAGTACCCCTTTAGGCAATCCCTTCAAAATGGTTGGCCCTTCCCCAGAAGAACGGGACAGGGTGTGCGATGCCTATGAGCAATGGTTGCCTCCCAAGCTTCTGGAAGTGAGTGGAATAGCTACAGGCGAGAAAGAGACTTCAACTTCGCTGAACTTGGTCCGAAGGACAAAATAAGGACCTTCTACACCATTCTATGGGGCGAAGAACCGGGCTAAAGCGCTAAGGGTTGACTCAGGATGCCAGAAGGTCTATACTGATGCAAGCAAGGCGGTCGCTGAGCCGCCCTTGCCAACTCCGTGGCAGAGTGCTACAATTAACCTATACCAGCCAACAACCACCAACCATGGAAAGCGACCGCTCCGTCTACCACGCTTACTACCGGGAAAAAGCCCGTGATCTGCCTCAGGCTCCTGCTAAGGCTGCCCGTGAGGTTCCCGCACTGCTTAGGGACCGCTTTGCCACCTACGAGGAGTATGAGGAGGCGATGGCTGATTTTCTGAACGGTAACTGAGTAACACAATGGCATATACTGCTGAAGGCACTATCGAAATTGACCTCGCTGAGTTTTGGGCTTGGGTACATAAGAATTATGTTCCTACTCCGGGAGGTGAAGTGCAATACGGAGTTCCCCGTATCGTTAAGTCAAATCAAACTATGGAGATTGACTTTGCGGTAGGATCCGATAATAACCCTAAAGAATGGTTCGTTCAACCCCAAGTTATTCAACAATGGAAGGATCTCAAATGACACTGAAACCACGCCAAATCTCCACCTTTCGCAATGAGGTGGAGTCCCTGCTCAAGGGTCTCAAACCCGAGATCAGCAATGAGTATCGCATTGATGAGGATGATACGGTGCCGGGTATTCAGGTCACTGTTGGGGCAACCATCGATGAAACCGGAGTAAGCTGGAATTACCAAACGGGTGACAACAGCTATACGGGTGGTGCTTACGGGCATCCCCACTGGGCTGTGCTATACTTGTACCGACGCAGCAACTGCCGTAACCTTGCGGATGAGGCTGTCAGTGAGATTCTTTAACAATGACTGATACACTCCCTCAACCAGGTTCTTACTGGGTAAACCAGCTTCACCCCAAGCATGAAGTTCAAATTCTTCTGTACCCTCCCCGAGTTCTTACCAACCGTCTGTTGACTGGTGAGAAGGAACCAGAACTAAATGTCCGGTACCTTTTCATGGGAAACCACATTATTCTCCCCTTGTCAAAATTTCTGAGTCAGTACGAACCCTTAAACAAAAGACCCATGACTTACATGGACCTTATTGGCAACGAGACTCTTGAACCTCGCCCCAGCCAAAAAAACCAAGCTACCGACAACCTCCGAAAGTACGGGTTGGAAGTCTCAGACAAAGACCTTCCGGAAATTCTTTTCAAGTATCTAGAGGAGGCAATGACTTTGATTGAATACGAGGGGCTTTTGATTGAACTCTTGGACGAGACCAGCAATATCTACGATTGGTGGAAAGAAACCGGTCGGAAAATAGGGGAAGATCGTAAAGGAGTGCTTCGCCAAAGTGCGCTAGCTAAACTCACTGACGAAGAGGTTAATGCTCTGGGACTTGAACGATGATTGGACTGGCAAAATGAAACACTACAAGACGGTTAAAGTTGAATACACAAGAGAGGTTGAAGAAAAGGTAGTTTGTGACCTTTGCGGGAAGGGTATTGTTGAGGGAAGCTTCGAAGTGGATGAAGTTACTGTGAAGCATAAATACGGGCACTCCTACCCCGAAGGCGGCTACGGACAGGAAGTGGAGGTTGACATGTGCGGCGAATGCTTCAAGTCAAAGTTCATGATGTGGCTGGCAAGTCAAGGTGTGACGCAGTTAATTGAAAGGGACTGGGACTGGTGAATTTACGATCCCGCCTCAGGAGCTATACTAGGGCAACACGGTATTCAACAATGGGCAGCTCTTCTTCTTCTTCTTCTGGCATTGGCTTCACTGGTTTGCTGACCGTACTATTTGTTGGTCTTAAGTTAACGGGTTATATTGCATGGCCCTGGATCTGGGTCTTGTCTCCAATTTGGATCAGCTTTCTGATTTTTATAGCGATTGCCGCAATAATGTTAGCGATTGCTTTGGCAACAGGTTTCTTTAAGTGAAACCAACCAGTACGGTAAAACGCTGGTTCAAGCGGTGGCTAGAAGATACTATCCACTACTTTAAGACAGGTGAAAGCACAATTCACTGTGAAGCTGGGCACAGAGTTTATATCAGTCCTTGGGGCGGCACAAGAGTTGACCCCGGTGATTTCCTTTGGTCATACCTTGAACAGAATAGCCAACTTCAAAAACCACAAACCAAATCTCAACTAACAATGAGCACTAACCGGGACGAAAATTTGGAGAAAATCTGTGAGTACTTGAAGGACAATCCGGGTAGACTCATGGAGCTGCTGGAAGAGATTCCTGACTCTAAACGCATGGAGCGCTTCCATATGGAGGGTCTCCGTCAGGATTACTTTAAGTACGATTCTGGGGTATACAGGAGGGAAGCTAAAGGTTCGGGTCATCAGTGGAGTTCATACAGCGACTACCTGTCCCACTCAGACCCTGACTGTAGATGGCATTGGCAAGGTGTTGGTTTTAGTTTGGCCGAGGAACTGGAAAGCAGGTACTTGATTGATTGTGTTGGCTCCGGCCCTAGCACTTTCATTGAGAGCGACAATGAATGCACATACACCTCCTAATTACCAACCATAAAACAGTGAGTGAAACCTTTAGAGCCCAGTACCTGATTGATGACGGGTACGCTGGACCTGCCCGCCCCAAATACTTTAACATCGATGCAGACGACATCGAAGACTTGACTGACGTAGAGCTTAAGGACTTTTATCACGAAAAGGTCGAAGAGGACTTTGGACACAGAGTATACCCCTCTGCTGAAAAAGTAGAGGAGTTTGTAGAGTGGGCCAACGAACAAAAGAACACAACCAACTGAGCAAATGACTGATACAATCCGCAAACTTGCTTCCATCCGTGAAATCACGTACATTAAGCCCATCCCCGACGCTGACGCCATCGAGTGCGCTATTGTAGGAAGTGAATAAAATGCCAAGAAAAAAGAAAAAGTGTATAATAGATGGGTGTAATACTCTGACTAATGGTGAGATGTGTATTACCCACAGTAGAGAAAAAAGAAAAAAAAATTGATACCTACTACGAAATGCAAAGAAATCATACTTTGAACAAAAAGTATGGAATTTCTCTAAATGAGTTTTGGGGTTATTAGATCGTTTTTAAAGGAAAATGCTCCATATGTGAGAATAATTAAAAACTTCCAGAAAGAAGAAAAGGTCAATCTTTAGAGGTTGTCGCCGTGGACCATGACCATAATACAGGACAAATCCGGGGGTTATTGTGTAATGGATGCAATAAAGGACTTGGATTATTCAAAGACTCTCCTCAATTATTAGAATCCGCAATTAATTACTTAAGAAATGACACGAAAACTGGCAACAATCCGAGAAATTGAAGAAATTAAACCGATTCCAGAAGCAGATAAGATTTGTGCTTATCGGGTAGATGGTTGGTGGGTTGTTGATACTATCAATAAGTATCAAGTAAACGACCTTGTGATTTATTGTGAGGTGGATTCATGGATCCCCCACGAACTTGCCCCATTCCTCAGTAAAGGCAAAGAGCCCCGTGAATATAATGGGGTGAAAGGTGAACGTTTGAGAACTATCCGACTCAGGGGTACTTTGTCGCAGGGGCTTTTGCTGCCGGTAGAGCTTAGCTTCTTCCGTGACCCTGGAACCGATGTTACAGAAACCCTGGGCATTCAAAAATGGGAAGCACCTGTCCCTGCCTGCCTTGCAGGTACAGCTAGGGGCAACTTCCCCAGCTTCATTCCAAAAACTGACCAGGAACGTTGCCAGAACGTTGTTTCGGACATTTTTGAGAAGCACAAAGATGAGTCCTTTGAGGTCACTATCAAACTCGACGGCTCCTCTTGCACAATCTACGTCAAGGATGGAGAGGTCGGTGTATGCAGCCGTAACCTTGATTTGATAGAGACAGAAGGGAACAGTTTCTGGAAAGCTGCCCGAGATCAAAACATCGTTGAGGCACTGCTTGCTTACAACAAAAGGACTGGCCACAATGTGGCTATCCAAGGTGAACTCATTGGCGAAGGAATCCAGGGTAATCAGGAAAAAATTCAAGGCCAACGCCTGTACCTGTTTGACATCTTTGACATTGATGCCGGGACCTACATGAAGCCCGGTCAACGTCTTGCCTTCCTTGAGGACATTCTGATTGCCCTTGGGGCCAACCTTGAGCACACTCCAATCTGGGATTTGCGCACTTATGTGGCTAGCCGCTTTGATAATGTCGAAGCATTGCTCAGCTATGCCACTGGCCCTTCTTTAAATCCTGAAGTCAAGCGCGAAGGTCTGGTATTCAAATCCTACGATTCCTCATTCTCATTCAAAGTAATTAGTAACGAATGGCTATTAAAGAACAAAAACTAATCAAGATTCTGCGCTGGCCCGAAAACAGACGCACAGGTTTGTTGCCGTGGTTTGTCATCCTGAGGCGACTGCTTATTTATCCTTTCCTGCTTGCAACTATATGCCTATTCTGGTTATTTACGGCCATTTGGTACGGCGGCCTATATGAAGCTAACCTTTTCTGGGATGAGCACGGGTTCGGGTGAGGCTGGGCAAACCGTTGACCCCGTGGTCATAAGCTGCTACAATAGGGGGAACAAGGCACGGTTCACCGATGGAAAACGATTCAATCCGTTGCAAACTGGGTCCCCGTCAAAAGGGACGTAAGCACAAAGGCAAGGCAAAGCCCCAGGCTGTCCGCCAGGCCAAAGCAAGCCGCTCCAACTTCCTGAGCAGGGTTGTTGTTAAGTAATTTTACTTACCCCCCCCCAACATAGCTACTAAACAAAATCATGGTTATTACCGATGCCCTCAAAGTGGGGGACAAGTACCCTACGTGGTGTAGTGGCGAGGCTGACGGTCTATCCACTATTCTTGGCATTTCCCTCTATACCGGCTCGTATAAGGACTGGTTTACTCACGTACTCAGGCTAACAGCTCCCTCAACTAATCGGGGATGGGTGGAGCAAACCGTAAAACTAATCCCTCAACCTAAAATGAATGACCCTTGGACTGAACACCTAGGACACGGCGTGTATGCCCAGTTTGACGGGTATTCCGTTTCTCTAACTGTAAACGACCATCGTAACGAACCTGTAGTTGTGCTGGAGCCCAGTGTACTCAAAGCACTCAATGACTTTTACAATCGAGCGGTAAACCAGTATGTCTAACCTTTCCCTTACTGCTCAGGCGGTGCTGGATGCCATGTCGGAATGGTTCGTGGTTGACGACGATGAGCGCCAGGCACTCGCCGCCGCCCTGAGCCGCCGAGCTTGAAGGAACAACTGTTACAAAAACTTGAGCACATCAGGGACGTAGCAGACAAGTATCAAAGTACTCAAAACGCTATTGATGATCTTCGTGAAACTCTGGAGGCCCTACCCAATGACTAATCAACACCGCGCCACGCCCGAACAGTGGGAATTCATTGAGCTGTACGCCGACAGCATCGATCCCGCCGCCTGCATCCTTGAACTCCGCGACCGCATCGAGGCGCTGGAGGCTGCGCAGCCTCCCCAGGACAAGATGGATCGGTTGATTGCCATAGACCGAGACGATCCTGGTAACTCGCCGGTAGCGACTGACACCTTCCGCGCCCTGTGCGCTGAGATTATTGACGCACATGATGCCGATGAAGGCATGTCGGTTAGCCGGTGGACCGCAAACCTCTCCGCTGTGATTAACCGCGCCCGCGCCGCCCTAGCCCAGCCGGAGCTGCCCCCGAGTTACATCGACGCTGAGCACACTGGCCGAGACCAGGAACTGCTAGAGGCATTTTACAAGGCGTGTCTATCAGAAGGTGGCACTGCTGACGAAATTCACCTGCGCGGGTTAAAAGCCGTCGTTGCCCGCTGGGGCCGCCCCACGCCGCAACCCCCAGCAGAACTAGCTGAGGTGGTCAGGCGATTGCATGAAATCAACAACCCCACGCCGCAGCCAGTGGCGGTAAGCGAGCGCCTGCCGGGGCGTGAGGGATGGTGGGATGAACAGGGGCGGTACTGGATACCGGGAATAGTTGAAATAGTGCCTGTGCCGGCCCCAACCAACGCCCTACCCACCCCCGAGGCCACCAATGACTGACCAACCCCCAATCACCCCCGATATGCAACTCCCCATGAAACTCACCCCAAACGAAATTCTTGAACAAATTGCCTCTGCCCTGAATCCGGTTGAAGATCTTAATTGCTACGGAGACCTTATGGAGGAACTTTATGGCATAATGGAACGGCATTGTCCTGAGATGATGAATGCTGCCGAACTGCGCGATTCATGAGCAAAACAACCGCACCCGATACGCAACTCTCCCCCGCCGCCCAGGCGGTGCTGGATGCTGCCGACTCCGCATTTGACCAAGCCGGAACAACTCGCCAAGGCATCGCCGCCGCCCTGCGAGCTGCTGCTGATCAGGCTAGGCGAACAGTCGTAACAGGCATTCCGTCAACTGATTGGGGCAAAGGATGGAAACAAGGAGCAATGGATGTTGCCGAGGGCTTCCTCGCCATCGCCGCCGAGCTGGAGGCTGCGCAGTGAGCCGCTGGCGTATCCTCGCCAAAGCCTTAGGCGAGAAGGCGCACCCCGACCCTAGCATTGCTGACCGCATCGCTATGGTCCGCTTAGTCATCCTGCTCAGCTACCTGACTACCAACATCTTTATCGTTGCTGGCGTAATCCGGCACTGGAACAATTGAAACCCCCCTAAAATCCTGCTACAGTTGCGAGTACCCGCAGAAGCAAAATCATGAGAACCGACCTTCACAAAAAATACCATTATACTTACTACTCGTATGAAGAGTTTGGTAGGGGTTACATCGGGGTGAGAAGCTGTAACTGTAAGCCGGAAGAAGATGTGAAGTATTTTGGTTCATTTAGCGATAAGTCATTTCTACCAACTAGTAAGATTATACTAGGGACTTATGAGACCAGAGAAGAGGCGAATAAGGATGAGAGGATTCTTCACCGTTTCTATGACGTTGGATTGAATCCGAAATTTGCCAATAAACACAATGCTAATGAGAGATTTTGTAATACGGAATACTTGAAGAATTCAACACCGGAGCAAAGAAGTGAGGTGGCAAGGAAAGCGGCGGCAAGTATGACTCCTGAGCAAAGAAGTAAGAGGGGAAGGAAAGCGGCGGCAAGTATGACTCCTGAGCAAAGAAGTAAGAGGGTAAGGAAGGCGCAGGCAAGTATGACTCCTGAGCAAAGAAGTGAAGTTGCAAAGAAGAGGGCGGCAAATAAGACCCCGGAGCAAAGAAGTGAAGTTGCAAAGAAGAGGGCGGCAAGTAAGACCCCGGAGCAAAGAAGTGAAATTGCAAAGAAGAGGGCGGCAAGTAAGACCCCGGAGCAAAGAAGTGAAATTGCAAAGAAGAGGGCGGCAAGTAAGACCCCGGAGCAAAGAGAAAAGGCAAGAGAAAATTTAGCCATTGCCCTGTCTCAGAGATGGCAATGCACGGTAACTGGTTTTACTACAAATGCTGGTAGTCTTTCAAGTTACCAAAAAGCAAGGGGGATTGATACGTCAAACAGAATGAGACTCCTACAGGAACCCCTTGACAACAGGGGGGACTATGCTGTATGATACTACCATGTGAACCCGGAAACCAACCATGGATGACAGTACAATTCGAGTCTTGGACTGGCTGTCAACGGTAATTCTTGCAACCCTCACAACACTTAACTAACACATATGACCTCAGTAAGAGACATTTCTGGTTACAATTTATCTTCAGACTATGCAACCTTGTATGAGCTGGCAAAAAACCAATCCGTGGTTTGCATTGTAGACTATGAAGGGTGCCGAGATGTTTGTAGCACACGATGTGAGACCGGCACTGACTCAATTTACGTAAATGCCCGTGGAATCGGGTATGTTTGGGCTGAAGGGGTCGATGAATTCTGCGCCCAATGCAAAAGTTTAAACCTACAGTGGATTATCCCTGGACCTTACACAAATAACAATGATGACACCAACTGAAGCCGGGTTCGATGGCGCAAAAGGCGTGAACCTGCTACCCCCCTGTACTCAGTACCCTGACGGCCTTATTTACACGCTGTTAAGGGGGAAAACCTCCCCGTCAGAAAGACTTAAAATTGTGAGAAACCGGTTTGCTTGGTGGTATCCGGACGGTGAGGAGCCTAAACTTCTATACGTCAACAGGGAGGGGGACCTTTTTGAGCTGGGGTTTACACCTTACACTGCTGTTGAGCAATGACAATCCCAAACGAAATAGACTACTACAGGGCCGAATACCTCCGCATCGCCTCAGAAGTCAGCAAGGTTTACCCTGAGTGTGAAGTTGCTCCATTAGACATGGTGAGGTTGCTCATTCACGAGGTGGACACCCTGAGAATGGCCCTTGGCATCCCGACCCGCCGAACCGTCTTGAACAAACTTGAAAACGAGACTGAAATCTATGATTGATAAACACCGACCATGACTGACACCCCCTTAAAATCCTGCTACAGTTGCGAGCATTGCGATGACAGCGATGATTTCACCCCCACCTGCAAGAAGTACACTTTCACCGTCGATAACTATTTGCACGGAACATCAACCAAAGACGAATATTGGTGCCTGACCGCTAGAGAAAACAAAAAACTATGCGGTCCCGATGCTGTTGGGTATGAGCCCCGTCTCCCCAAACCTGGGGTAGACGCCCAAGAGCCTCTCCTTGTGGACATAGCTAAAACGGCTTGGGCTTTCATTAGGCCCTTCATCAAATCAATGAGATCAAATGATTGACTCCAACCAGTTTCACACAGTAGTTTTCAAAAATTTAACAGACACTGAACGCGAAAAACTTATCTATCACGACAAGTTTAGTGCCGGGAGTTATTCCCATGCTTTAAACGACCGTGACGGTTTACTTTCCGCATTGGCCTATGCTGAAGCTGCCTTAGCTGACATTGGGGACGCTGAGCGTGAGGAAGGAGATGACTTGCAATGGTGTGAAGAACGTGCCGCCCAAGCTCTCCCCCGCATTCGCTACCTTCTGAAAGCCCACGGACACTATTCAAGGGTGCTACCATGACTGACCCCAACTACTGGAAATCCCTGTGCGCCAAACTCGTTGATAAGTGGGGCAATGGTGAAGACTATTGGACCGTCATTCACGAAATGAATGATGCCCTACATGTTGAGCCCGAGCCGCAAGAACTGACAGAGGATGAAATATGCAGGCTGTGGGATAAATCTAGTCGCTATTTTTCTCTGTATGACGAAGCCATCAGGTTCGCCCGTGCCATACTGAAATGGCGAAGTCAATAGCTGCCTTAAACATCGTAGATGAGACTAATGAACCCCGACACTCTGGAGGAAATCCTTCTGGTAAAACTAACTGATTTAGCCAATCAAACACATTTCCACTTTGAGAACGGGAACCAAGAACTTCTGGAAATTGTGATGGCCGAGGCTTATAGCATAACTCAGGCATACGACAATGGAGAAGAGTTTCTCTATGTGCCTGACATTCGTGGGGGGTGGGTATCCACACCTTGACCTTGCTATAGCATTGTGCTAAGATAAAGGATTAGCTCCCCTCTCAATGTCAAACCAACTTGCACACGACACTGACGACCTCGCCACAGAGCCTAACTCCGACCTCTTAAATGAGGAAGATGACGAGTTTGCCAGGAGCAGTGAGGCAGCAAAGCTTTTCTATCAGATGATTTTTGGAGAGCCGTACCCAGAGTCTTGACCCCCGTTGGAAGCCTCCTCAAGTGAGATCACAGCTGAACCGGCTGCGCAGACTTGCACCTAACAGATTAAGCTGCTACAATTTGAGGGTAGCGCAACCAATCACGGCACCATGGCCACTCAGTCACTCAACATCGGCCAAGCCCTGGCAGTTCTCACCGAAGCCGGGATGAAACCGACGATGCTTCCTTACCGCAACTACAGAATGGGTGGACGCTTTTTCACTTGCGCCCAGATCAAGGCGGAAGCCATGAAAGTTTTCAAAAGTCAAACCGCAGCCACGATCCTCCACTAAGGGCAAGGGGGTTGACACTGCTCCTTCCATGGTTTACAATAAAGGGGTAAGGCAATCACCCCTTCCCCCTCATGAACTACCAAGTCGTCACTGCTGCTGGCAAACTCATCACCTTCACCACTGACTTGAGCATCGAGCAAGCCCAAGAGATCGTGGCTACTCTGCCCGCTAGCAGCTTCATTGACTGGATCCTGGCTGGCTTCTACGCTGGCAGCCCTAGCCACAAGCAACAGATGTGGGCTCTGAAGACTGCCCAGGATACCCTGAATGCTCGCAAAGCTCCTGAGACGGTGGGACCTTTCCTGGGATTGGTTACTCTGACTGCCAAGATGCAGGAGAAAGCCAAGCGCCAGGTTATCCTCCGCTTCGAAGGTGCTACCGTCAAGGCAGTCACCAAGGGATACAATGCCGGTGCCGCCTACGTATACCAGAACGGGGCCTATGTTGGTAAAATTAGCCGCACTGGTACCTTTGACGGTAGCACCAGCGTAGCTGAAACTTTGGCCCAGGTTGCCAACGACCCCAAGAACGCTGCTGTGGCATATGGCCGCAAGACCGGAACCTGTAGCTGCTGCGGTCGGGGCCTGGTTGACCCTGTGAGCGTCTTCGGTGGCATCGGCCCCATCTGTCTGGCTAAGATGGCTGGTGAGGGTGCCAGGGCCGAGCTGGAAGAAGATTTCCGGGACTTCCAATCGGCTAATCTGCTGGATGCTATCCTGGCTGCCTGATGGTCACGGGTTGGGGGGGGGGTTTGAACTTTCTCCCCCGTCGTGCTACAATATACACAGCAACCAACACGGAGTCTTCCATGTTCGCCACCGCAACCTTCAGTCCCATCACTCGCAACGGTTTCAGTGCTAGTCACTGTGACGCAGCCCCCAATGGCCGGAAACGTGGTTGGTGGGGTTGGTGGGATGTTCTGCCTGTAGCTCCCCAGGACCTGTGTCTTGAAGAGGGGGAGTTTGCCCTGGAAGATGCCAGGGGGAGCCGCCTGATTGCCAGAGCTACGGGTAGAACTCGTTGGTTTGGTAGTCACAATATGGCTACTTTGGAGGTGTTCGACATTGACACAGTGGTTGAAATGGTTGGTGATTTGCCCGTTATTGTCGGGAAGCGGGGTAACCGTCTCCCTGGTACTTGGAAAACCAGCACCCTGGCCCTGAAAATTTTTCCATGAATACTCACAACTGAAACTTATGAAACCCTTTCTTGCTATTGTTGGTGGTGTGGTAGGCGTCGGTGCCCTGACCTGGGGCATCACCTACCATGACCTTTTATTCACCTCATTCTTTGCCCCCAAGTACGAGAATGTTCGGAGGAATACTTTTGAGCAATCAAAGTCTTTCCGAACTGGTGCTGTGCAAGAGTTGCAAAATATGCAATTTGAGTACATTAAAGCATCTCCCGAACACAAAAAAGCACTTGCTGATGTGATTAGGCATCGTGCTATTGAAGTTCCTGCTGATGCTATGCCTTCTGGTCTTCAGTCTTTTATTTCCAACCTCCCTAACTGATTATGAAACCCTTTCTTGCTATTGCTTCCATTGCCTTTCTCGGTGTGACCTTGACTGGATGTGCAGAAAGTTCTGATGATACGCAACGAGTACAACAAGAACGTATGCTTCAAGAGGGCACGGCACAAACTGGTATGCCTGCTATCAAAAACTTCCGCACACGTAAGTTGATGAAGCAGATTATTGAGATGCGTGACCAAGACGGTTTGGTAACTTATACTTACACTGTTCCTGAAACTACTGGTCGTCCTGTGTTTCTGTGTAACTCTGTCGGTTATGCTATTCCTGCTGCCACACAATACACCAATCCTGAGAAGTATGTAGGCACTGCTGGTGCAACTCTCCCTCAAGCAGACCCCGATGGTTTGTTCTCTCCGAGTAGTGCAGAAGGGTCTTGGGTGATGTGTTCAGACCCCAGTGGTAATGGCAAAACCCGCCCTGTTTATGTTGAACCTCGTATTATCGTCTCTCCTTTCAAACTCTGACACAATGGACATCATCCCTTCCGAAATCGAAGATCACATGCTTGGACCAACGAATCAAGAAAAGCTAATCCGCCGCGCCCTGGAGGCCCTGCCAAATGACTGACCAATCACTGTCTCCTGTCGCACAGGCAATTAGGGATGCCTACGAAAACTGTGACGAATTGGAAGCGGCAGTGGCCACCGCCCTGCGAACTGCTGTAAATGAGCTGTTACCTTTTATGGAAATCAAACCTCAGGAAAATCTTGAAAATCATAGGGAAACTATGATATGGGGGATGAACCATAAAGCTCAACTAATACGACACGAACTTCTTGCCATCGCAAACGAGTTGGAAAGCTGAGGCATTTACCCTCCCTCCACCGTGCTACAATAGACCCAGGAAGCGGGAACGGAGTTTACCCCCTTAGCCCCCCTTGCTATACTAGGCACAGAACGGTGGTTCAGCCATCGGGATCAAAGTTGATACAGCCATAACTTGTATCTTAAACACACAAAACAATCAACTTGCACAAAGAAAAATGACGACATTTCTAAACGCTCTAGAGAACAACTTCAATACCACCACGACTGCAAACGGCGCAAAAGCCTATAAGTCCACAGGTTCCAAGAATCTTGACCTTTTTGGTAAGATTGCGGCCTGCCGTGACAATGTGCCTGAAGCCGTTCGCCTATTCAACCTGGCTTACGCCGAAGACGCAGAAACTGCAGCCAGGATTCTATTTTGGGCTCGCGACATTCGTGGAGGCCAAGGTGAGCGCAAAATCTTCCGTGAACTGTTTAAGGAACTTGTGCGCAGTGACGCTACAATCGGCGCTAAACTTGTCGGTCTGATTCCTGAGTTCGGACGTTGGGACGACTTGGTGGTACTTGAGGGAACCCTGGTCTGGGATGTTGCCTTGAACGCCATCAAGACTCAGCTTACCACTGACTTGAATACGGAAGTAGGAAACTCTGTTTCCCTACTTGCAAAGTGGCTGCCTTCGGTTAATGCTTCCAGTAAAGAATCAAAGCGCATCGGCCGCAAGATTGCCGAAGCAATGGGTTGGTCTGAGCGCCAATACCGCAAGGCTCTCACCGCCCTTCGTACGCAAATCCGAATTGTCGAACAAGCAATGTGCTCCCGTGAATGGGAAAATATTGATTACAGCAAGTTGCCTTCTCGGGCTGGCTTTATGTATCGCAAGGCTTTCGCAAAACGTGATGGGGAACGTTACCAAACGTACCTCAATGCTGTTGAAAAGGGTGAGGCTAAGATTAATGCTGGCACCATCTATCCTTACGAAATCGTAGACAAGTACCTGAACAAAGGTGAATCCAGTGACCAAACCCTGAACCTAATGTGGGAGGCTCTGCCTAACTACATGGAGGGTCAAGAGTTTAACGGACTTGTTGTTGCTGACGTCTCTGGCTCCATGTATGGAACTCCTATGGCAGTTTCCATCTCTATGGCGATGTATATCTCGGAGCGCAACACTGGGATCTGGAAAGACAAGTTCTTGACTTTCTCTTCAACTCCCGAACTGCAAACTGTAACTGGTCAAACAATTGCCCAACGCATCAGGAACCTTTCCAATGCAGCTTGGGGGATGAGTACGGACCTTCAAGCGGTATTTAACCTGGTGTTGAATACTGCGGTTAGAAACAATGTCCCCGAAGGAGACATGCCCCGCAAGCTCATCATTGTTTCAGACATGGAGTTTGACCGGTGTTGCACAGGGGCTTCAGTTACAAACTTTGAAGCAATCCGAATCAAGTACGCCCAAGCTGGATATTCTTTGCCTGAGCTTGTGTTCTGGAATGTTAACGCCGGGGGCAACGTCCCCATGAAGATGCACGATACGGGCACTTGCCTTGTTTCTGGCTGCAGCCCTTCAATCCTCACATCGGTTCTTACCGGCAAGGTGATTACTCCCATCGAGGTTATGAAGAATGCGGTCTATGCCGAGCGTTACGCCCCAGTTGGTACAGCGTTCGGGTTATCGTGAAGGGCATCATTTCCCCCCAGCTCAGGGCCATCTTAGCAAACCCTGCAATTTCTGAGGCTTTTCAGCAAGGGTTCTTTAATCGGGACCGTTCCAAACCTACGTCAAACATAGACCTAGGTAACGGTGAAACAGTTACGGTGAGGAACTTCTGGACAGATGTCCCTAAACGAAAAAGAAAGAGGAACTTATTCCAGCTTCTTTGGGGTAAATAACGTTTAGAAAAACGGGATATTGCCCGGTTTGGTATGGCACCTGCCCTGTACCTAGTTTTAGTCCTTCAATCCTAGCGTCGGTAAAGATTCATGACCCAATTCAAACTGCTGGGCGCTCTAAACACTGTTCTGCAGACCGTTTTCATAACTTTGAAAGTAACGGGTCAGGTCTCCTGGCCCTGGCTTACCGTGATGGCCCCCACACTTGTGCCTGTCTTTTTGCTGGGGATTACGGCCCTCTGGTTGATTTTACAGCTTGCCACTCACGAGAAGTAGGCCGTTTACCGCCCAAGCAACACTGCTATAATACACCCAGATGGTTCAGCAATCAAAAACCTTTCTTTTCAACAGAAACCCAACCATCTTGTTTCACTAAAGTCAATTTCCCCCGGTAGTTTACCGGGGCAACAATGGGGAATGGTGCAGTGGTAGCACACGTAATTAACAGTTATCTTGTTTAAGGTACAGACAGCAATTACTAAAATTCCATCAGACAGGACGTGACGGAGGTTCGATTCCTTCTTCCCCGATTTTCCGTTTAACGGAAACAACCTCAGAAGGTGAGGCAGCTATTAAAAATAGGTTAATACGCGGGGTTTAACACCCCAAGTTAGCTGGTTCAAATCCAGCAAAACTCACCTTGAATAACGAAGAGTAGCCGAGTGGTCAGGCAGCGGTCATGTAAAAAAAAAATTATCTCGATAGAGATGATTCAGCAATTAAATACACTAAGGGAACCGCTATACGCAAGTTCGAATCTTGCCTCTTCGATTGTTTTTCTTTGAAAAACGTAGATAGTTCAGCTAAACACCTTCTCGCTAACCCAAAGGAAAAACAACTATCTAGTTAAAACCGGGGTAGACACCCGGAAACTTGGGACCGTAGCTCAACTGGTAGAGCACTAAATAAAAGTTATCTTGTACAAGATACATCAGCAATTAAAAAATACCTCGTTTAAAGGAGTGGTTGCATGGTTCGAATCCTGCCGGTCCCATTCCAAATCCACAAGCCCAGGCAGGTTGCACCCGTCTGGGTTTTGTGGTATGATATGGGGGTAGTCAACCAAGTGACCCCGTGAGCACCATATACGCTGCTGCCCCTGGCGCTTTCTTCGGAACCGTAGGTCTGGTCGGTTTCCACACTATCGGTCAGTTCTTCATTGGCGACCGTTCTGCCAGGGTATCCTTCTTCCAGCAACTGGCCACTGCCGAGCCCTACTCCGAATCTGGGAGAGCCGCTGCTCGCTGGTTGCTCAAAGAGTTCAACATGAAGGCCGCCCCCGCCCCTCTGGACCTTGCGGGTAACGCCCTGTTACAGGAGCTGTTCGGCTATTTGCAGGAGGAGGCCAGCTGAAATGACTTCAAAAATGTACGTTGTCATGACAGAGCGTAAAAGCCCACTTGCCAGATTTTCCGCCCGTCCATTTGAGATTTATCAGACCTTGAAAGAAGCGGAAGACAGAGTTGAGGAATTGAACAAAAAGGCTCTTACAAATGAATACTGGTCTGAATCAGTATCTTTTATTAACCCAACCCTAAAAACGCAATAAACATGGCCTATCACGACATCAACTGCGAAGGACTTACCTTTAGCGAGTGGGTCCAAGCCGCTGGTTTATACAAACCCATGGCGGGATCTGCATATCAAAGTGGTGCATCTTGCGCCGGCTATAGTAATTGTGGGCAAACATTCTTTCCCAAAGCAATACGCAATGCTTGGCGAAGTGGAGAAGACCCTACCGAATACCTTATTCAAGCACCACGCCGCTGGTCCCACAAGTGAAGAAAGTTTCAATGCCTGACCCCGATTACAAAGCCCTGTGCGCTGAGCTGATCCAGCAGCTGCAGGAACTTCACACAATGGTCTGGGGTGAGGCCCCGCACCTGCTGGACGAAGATAGGGGTGGCAGCGCATATCTAGACCTGAATATCGAAGACGTGCTTGAAAAAGCCCGCGCCGCCCTGGCCCAGCCCGAGCCGGTGAGCGAGCGGTGGCCTGAGTTTTCTGATTGCAATCCTTTTGAAGCAGTGTGGGCGTTTAATCCTGTACTGGATCACTGGAAGCTGACCAGGATCAATCAGACCATTCACACCCACTGGCTCCCCCACTGGGCGCTGCCGATGCCTGCCATCGCCGCCGAGGCCCTGCCAAATGACTGACCAACCGCTATCCCCCGCCGCTCAGGCCGTGCTGGATGCTGCCTTGTTTGAAGTTAATGCCGAGTGCTATGCACCTTGGATTGCTGCCGCCGCCCTGCGGGCTGCTGCTGATCTGGTGGTGCCGATTTCGGATCGCCCCGACCCAAACATCGAGTTTGAATATGGCCAGTGGTTAGCGCAGAATACGACTCGCGGCTACTTGCTAGCCATCGCCGCCGAGCTGGAGGGTTCTAACTAATGTCACCTTGTTCATCCTGCATTCACTATCGAGTAGCTTTAGGTGGTCTTCATCCCGTTGAAAGTTGGTGCGCTATTTCAGGAGAATGGCTAAGTGCCAGAGACGTATGGCACAATAACCCTGAAGCACACACCGGAGTTTGGGGAGTGAAAACAAATAACATTCCCGAGTGTAAGTTCACTATGTCTGCCCGTGAGGTTGGCGAATACGACGAATGGTATGCTTCAAAGATCACTATGTACTACCGGGAGAATCGTGGAGGGTACAAGGGTTTCCACAATGATTGGCGCAATAGCCACTGGCTAGATACTTTCAACGAAGAAGGGGAAGTAGCATCAAACAACAGAAAAAGATTTTGGCCGGGTAACGATCTTGCACACTTTGTACAACGACAACCCCGCGCCATCACCGCCGAGCTAGACGGCACCAACACTATTAACTAAGAGGACTAAATGACTCGCACTTTACCTACCGTCCACATTAACGGCTCAGGGGGTGGTACCCTGCTTGATGGCTACCGTAACGCTTACCGCGCCCTGGAAGAAGCCATTGACAAGTTCCACGACATTGAGTTCCACGCACGTGATTACTACGTCCAAGGTCCGGACGCCTTCAACAATGCGAAGGCAGATAGGGATGCCCAACTTGCAAAACTCAAAGAAATCAAGTCCTATCTGACTGACCACTACGCTGAGCTTAACTTTCAAGTTGCGGAGAGGAAATGACTTTGCAAGTTATTGAGGGTGACTTACTGGCTTTGGCAGAAGGTGGTCAGTTCGATGTGATTGTTCACGGTTGTAACTGCTTTCACGCAATGAAATCAGGCATTGCAGGTCAGATTGCTAAGAAGTTTCCCGCAGCAGTTGCTGCTGATAAGGCCACGGTTTATGGCTCTAAGGACAAACTTGGCAATTGGAGCGATGCTCTTGTTAGCGGTAATGGCAGAGGTTTCTTCTTCATTATCAATGCCTACACCCAACATACCTATAGCCGAAACAAAGACGTTTTTGAATACGAAGCCTTTGACACTTTGCTTAACCGTCTGTGCGGGTACACGGGTCGGCTAGCCAACGAGTTCCTCTCACCGATGCGGATCGGCTTCCCCAAGATTGGGTGCGGACTTGCCGGAGGCGATGAGGCACTGATTGTGGCCAAACTGGAGCAGTTCGCAAAGGATGTCAAGCCCTGGGCTGTTGTCACATTGGTTGAATACACGGGGGCTTGACAGCCGGGGCTTCCGTGCTATAATACAGTATAGCCATTTAATGAAAATGCCCCAACACAACTACGCCTTGATCGGGGATGTTCATTCCCAACCCGGACCTTTGCTGGAAGCACTGGACCACTGCTATAACAACAAGCTGACGCCCATCTTGCTTGGAGATCTGTTTGATTCTCGGTGCGATACGAGTGACTCAGTAGCTGTTTACAAAGCAGTTCGGGAGGCTCAAGAGTCTCTCCCCGGTATGGTTGTTCTTCGAAGCAATCACCAAGATAAGCTAGAGCGGTACCTGAAAGGTAACAACGTGCGCATCTTCCAAGACCTTAGGCAGACTCTCTCTGACTTTGAAAAGGGTGGTATCGACACCAAGGGAGAACTCTTGCCGTGGCTTCTATCGTTCCCATACGGAATCGTCTTCCGTGACTCCGCTGGGGTGGAATACCGCTGCTCTCACGCCTGCTTCCCCTCCCAAATGGAAATACCTGCGTACGACGGTCATTACCTGGTGAAGGAAGCTAGTCGCAAAGAGCGGGACCTAATGATGTTCGGACCTTCGTATTCGACTCCTGGGGGACCTAACGAGCGTGTTTACTGGTGGAACAAAGAGCCTAACCGCACTTGGGTTCGAGTAGCTGGGCACTACCATGCAATTCATATCAGTGACTATAGCCTGGTACTTGACGGGCAAATGGGTGGTAGCTCCCGTGACCCCGTCCCCGTATCCGAGATGAACCTTTGTCTCTATGATGTGGAATGCAAATCCCTGAAATTGTTCTCCCTAGTTCCCTGACACAATGACTAAAACTCTAGCACTAGCAATGGTTGCCCTGGCAGCAATCATAACGAGCTATCCCGCCCAAGCCTCAACCCAGCGCACTATCACGGGCGACAGCGCTCAGGAGGTGCAGGAGAATGCCTTTAAGCAAGGCTTTGATTACCCTGTGTCTGAGCTGCGTTGCAACCAACGCTGCAGCCAGCGATGGGAACGCCAGTGAGCCCTTAAACTAGGGGGTTTACTTTTGCCCCCTAGGCTGCTATAATTAAATCACTGGAGGCGACCCGCCCCCTAAACCACCACCCCTAAACCAAAATGACTACTTTCGCTCTGACCGATAACCTGGATTGGGCCGTTGAGAAGCGCCCTCTGTTCTTCGCTGGCAACGATGGTCAGCCGGTTCAGTGGGACGAGAAAGCCGCTGTGGTTCGTGCCGATACCGGTCGTGCCCTCGGCGTTGTTTCCTCTGCATATGAAACGGTTCAGAATGCCGACCTCCGCAAGCTGGTCGATCCAATGGTTTCCGAAGGTGTGCTCAACATTGAGAACATCGGGTTCCTTAACCACGGGGCCAAGGTGTTTATCCAAGCTCGCATCAACCAGGAGTTCCAAGTTCTTGGTGAGGACTACAAAGCCTACATCACCTTGCTGAATGGGCACACGGGTAACGCCAGTGTGGCAATCGGTAACTCAGCCACTCGTGTCATTTGCGGGAATACTTTTGCAATGGCCTACAGTGACCTGAGTGAGCGCTATCGCCACATGGAGGGTGTTAACAACCGTGTCCTGGCTTCTGATGCCGTTGTCAGCTATGTCAACGACTCGATGCGTATCTATGCAACCAAAGTTGAGACCTTGGCTTCTGCTCCTTGCAGCATCGACCAGTTCCAAACTGCTCTGGAAGCTGTCTACCAAAAAGATATCGCCAAGATGCGCAACGTTGAGACCTTCACCGAGCTGTTTGTCTCTGGTACGGGCGGCGGTAATGAAGGTAGGACTTTCTACGATGCCTTCAACGGAATCACCGACTTCGGCTCTAACCGTAGCCGCAAGACTGTTGCTGGTCGGTTCAACTACAGCAACTTCGGTGCTGGGGCGTCCATCAACCGCCGTGCAATGAGCGTCTTGACTGAGATGGCTGCCGTCTGATCGCTTACCGGTGGGGTAGAGTTTGACTTTGCCCCACTTTACCCTCACAGAGACACTCAATGGAAATCACATACGAATACCACCCGGCCATATGCACAAAAACCGTTAACATTGATGAAGAAGACCTTGCAGCATTGACAGATGTTGTCAAAGAGTCCTTTGTCGATAGGCTCAGGGTTATTGGTCTTTCGCACCCCCACCTTGACTATGAGAAAAAACTAATTGAAGTATGCAATAAGTACAATGTCAACCATGGTTCCAAACTTGAGATTACCAGTTTCTTTAGAGCTGCTCTGGGTATGTCATGAGTTTTATCCAAATCACCAGCTTTAGGGTGGATGAACGCCCTTCTGACGGAGCAGGCTCAATACCTTTCCTAAGGGTCAATATAACTTTCAAAGTTGAAAAGGAGGAAGAGGAATACATTAAAGTTCACTTCCAGGCGGCTTCCGAAGACTATCAAAGGGTTATCAGTATTGCCGATCCCGAGAAGCATCGCATTGACCTTTTAGAAAGCTTCTTTCGTAAAGCAAGTCCCCGTGAAGCTCTGCGTATCATCCCCCAAATCACAAAATTCTGGGGCCGCACCCTCACCAGTTCTGAAGAGGATGTGTGGTCACGCTCTTACAGGGGGGACTTTTGGCGTAGCTTGAATTGGGGTTGGCTCGAAAGTCACCAGAGCAGTGAGTACTCGGAGTTTGACTTGGGTCACGATGAAGATAACGATTATACCCCAGTGGGTTACATCCATTCGTTACACGGTAAACAAAACGCAAAGCCCAAGTTTACCTGGACCTATGCCGACCCTTTCCTTATTTACCTGGAGAAGTTTGACACATTTTGGTATAGGGACTACATTTCGGATTGTGCTGTTACTAGGGCGGTACTTTCAGAACTTTCCCACTTTAAAGATACGCAAAGTCTTAAAGATACGTATAGGTTCACGGACAGTTCTATCATCTTGAGGCACGTAGAGACGCTGCACAAGTATTGGGATTGAGGTAAGGGTAAAGATAACCTTGTTGGCCAAAATAATGAAAAACCACAATCACCACGTAGTACCCCGGCACTTAGGGGGCACTGACGACGACTGGAACCTAGAGGAAATTGACTTCATTACTCACGCTGAACTCCACGCTAACAGGTACGTACAGGGACTTGATAGACAGTTTGACTATAGGCACGAGGGTTGGAGATACCTTAGCTCCGAACTAAGGGCAGCAGTCAGGGCGGAACACTCAAGAAGATTTAAAACTGAAGAAAACCCTATGAAAAATCCAGAGACTGCGGAAAAAGTTGCCGCTCAACGTAGAGGCAAACCGGGAGTTCCTGGACGGTTTTGGTCAGAGGAGTCTAAAGAAAAGTTTAGAGGCCCGAATAACCCAGACTATCAGGGCAAAAATCAGGCCCCGATGACCCCTGAGATGAAAAAAGCTCACTCAGAGCGAATGAAAAACAACAACCCGATGAAAGATCCAAAAGTGGCTAAAAAAGTTTCGGAGGCCAAGAAAGGTAAACCCGGCTCCCGAAAGGGAGTTACCCTGACAGAAGAAACTAAAGACAAACTTAGGAAATCCCTTACGGGTAAGAAAGCTTCTGTGGAATCTAAGGCTAAAATGTCTGCTTCCCGAACGGGTAAGAAGAGGGGACCATATAAAAAATGGTCTGAAGAAGACAAAAAAGCTCAAAGTGAGAGGATGAAACTTGTTCAAAAACGGAGAAAGGAGAATGGCTGAAGACTGTTGTAGACGTTCCTTTGGCGACTCCCTCCGAGATAGCGCAAAGAGAGTGCTAGAAAACCCTAAACTGGCCCCAAGGTCAATACGAAAAAACAGGTTAGACATTTGCCATGAATGTAACCATTACATGGAAAATACAGACCAGTGTGACATATGTTTATGCATACTTGGGATAAAGGCATCTTTCGCAAACATGCGTTGCCCAATCGACAAGTGGGAAGAGTGGACTGGTGAGCCCAATGAAGATTGAAAGATTGCATTTCCAAGTTGCCCCTGAGTTGGTTGAAACCTTTATATCCGCTGATGAAGAGGTTTGGACATCGTGGTTGCAAAGACAACCGGGCTACATCAATAAACAGTATGTCAGGTACCCTGCTGGTCAAATTACCATCCTGATCTTTTGGAAGGACCAACCTTCGGTAGACAAGGCCCTAAAGGACCCCAACTATGCCATCCTGGAGCCCACAATGCGGGCTAAGCTGGGAAACGTTTACAGACTGGTCAGTGCTTCCTAAAATAGGGAGGGAGGGGCGCACACCCCTCAAACAAGGCCCCTTAGCTCAGTGGACTAGAGCAACCGCCTTCTAAGCGGTCGGTCGATGGTTCGAATCCATCAGGGGTCGTTGGTTGCTAAGCAGCCAAATCCCAACGACAAACACCTCAAACAAAATGGCAAAGTCTATTGCTACTCTGCTTGCTAAACTCCCTGAAAAGGACCCCGCAGCGTCCTACCTCCTGCTTAATCTCTATAAGGCGGAAACCTCAGTAGAAGTAAATCAAGCTCTCAACGAGTACCAACCTGTGGCATCTGCCGCAGCTTGACTCCCCCAGGGTAAACTACTTGTGCTAAAGAGTCTACTGACTCTTTTTCTTGGGCGTGTGGTGTACGGTAGCACAGGGTCCCTTATGAAGACCACTCCGGCAGATTACCGGCTAGTTAGGGTTCGACTCCCTACACGCCTATTTAACCGACAACAAGTAAACTCACAAAATGAACACTTCACTAATTAAAGAACTCACGAAAAAATGGTCTCAGCTTGAGGGTATGCCCGGCAAAGGATACGAACTGGTGAGAGAGGAAAACGGTCTCAGCCCCTGTGCCCAGAGTGAAGCGATTATGATTTCCAAGGGTATGGGGGTGATGGACTTTCAAGCTTTTTGGAAAGGGTTAACGTACGGCAACTCAGGCTTAAATCTTGACGAAGTTACAGCCAAGACCCTAGGAATAAGTGTGATTCACTCCATTCTTCTGCGAAGGTTTAATGACCTTTCGAGTCAGAGTCCGGCCATCGTACTTAACGAACCTGAAAAAATCCTCGGTGAAAACTGGGGGAAGGTGTCAGAGTTTTGGCATTTTGTTGACTCCATTACTCAGGGGCAATGGGAAGAACTGCTAGAGGCACTATCAAACAATACTAAACAGAAGGAGTATGAATCGAGAAAGAAAGACCTAAAGCTCCTGACTGAGACACTGGATGTTATTACCCCGGACTTGTACTATCTGCTCGGACATTCAGAACCCTTAGATCCTACCCTTGTAGAGAGAAAAACTGAAGAAGAAGTAGCTAAGTTAATCCCTGAGTTTAAAGTTTCCTACTCTAGCAATCAACATGCCCCCCGGTACTTACCTGGACTAGAATGGTTAGAAAAGTACCCCAATGACACGGCATATACAGACAATGTGATAGTGGTGGGTGACTACTCTCGTGCGTATTTCGGTTGGATAGCCGCTGCCGATTATGTTCTTACTAACCTTCCTAGCGGGTTTAACGGAATCAGCTCACGGGAACTTCAAGTCTTACTCGCTTGTGCAACAAATGAGATTCAAACCCTAAGGAAGGGCCAAAGTTATGAAGACCTGTACTTCTGCAAAATCGTTGGTTATAATCCGCTTAAAGGTAACACCATTAGGAAGGTTCAAAGGAAGGTTCGGGAGCACAAGCAGTCTTTGCTGGCCAATCTAAATAGATTCTACCGCATTGTTGATAACTCTATATTTAGCCGCTCGTCCAAGGATGAAAATGTCAGGAAAGCCCCCACAAAAGAGATGATTGAAGGTCTCTTGGAGCTGACCGAAGATGATATTGTAAGTGGAAAAGCATATGGCAAGATTCTGGAAACTTACGATGTAGGCATGGGCAGATTCTTTGGGTCTTTGGAAATCCAAGTGCCAAGGCTAGGACCAAACTCGGAAGCAGACACTGAGTTCTACCAGCTGATTAAACGGCTAAAAGACCGCTTCGATGTATGGCCTGTATCTTTTTGTGACGTAGAAAACCCCATCTCAAAGGAAGGGTCAGTATGGGCAGTTAGGCTCAAAAATGAAGTCTCTCAAAAAAGAAGGGTCAATGTTCCGGGAGGTTGGAAAGAGGGTTGACCTTCCCCGGAGAGATGCTATAATAGGGTCAAAGCTCCTTTAGCAATCTGGCGAATGCAGCGAACTCCTAATTCGCCTAAGGCAAGTTCGATCCTCGCAAGGAGCATTGCCACGGGTTTACCCTTTGGCCAAAACCTTAATCCCCTGTCCAAAATGAAAAACCTATCCAACATTGACATGAGCGATTTGGCTAAAGAGTGGGAAGCTCAGATGAGTCCCAGGAAATTGGCGACGGCACAAAGGGAGGTAGAGGGGGTAAAAATTGAAAAGGCTAAGCTAGCTCCACGCCCACTATGGAATGCACCCTGATGTCTCTCATTTCTCTACAAGACCACGAACTTGCTATTGAAGCTCTAGATCATTACCTCGGTGTATTGAAGGGTAAAAACTGTGAGGTAGATTCGGCAAAAGTCGCAAATACACAGGCTTTACTAAGCTGGATTAAACTAGAGTACCACAAAGGAAGAAAAAATTCAAAGGCACATTAACTAATGAAGCTAGAAGCTGTTATAGTATGCGTCAATTATTCAGACTTTTTGGCCCATACTTTGCCAAGTACACGAAATCAGTTTGACAGACTGGTAGTTGTTACAGACCTTGAAGATAGACGTACAAAGGCATTGTGCGAATACTACAATGTGGAGTGTGTTCAGACAGACGCCTTTTACGAGGGTGGCGACGTCTTCAACAAAGGTAAAGGCATTAATAAGGGGCTGAAAAACCTTAGTTTAGATGGTTGGGTGATTCATCTAGATGCTGACATTTACCTCCCCCCGCAAACAAGGTCTATTCTAGAGTCCTTACCTTTACGTGGTAAGAAAATATATGGGGCAGACCGCCTAATGTGCCCTAGTTTTGAGGAGTGGCAAAAGTTTGTAAACTGCCCCACCCCAATTCAAGATTCTTGGATATTTATTCATCTGACTAAATTCCCCGTTGGAGTACGTATTGCAGAGTATAAGACTCCACTAGGCGGATATGAGCCTATTGGGTATTTCCAACTATGGAACCCAAAAAGTTCAGGTGTATTTCGTTACCCGGATAAACACGGGTTTGCCGACCGTACAGACGTACTCCATTGTAAAAAATGGTCCAGAGAGAGAAGAGAACTGCTACCGGAAATTGTTGTCATTCACCTGGAAAGCCAACCAGGACTCGGCCTCAACTGGAAAGGACGAATTACCCCTACGTTTGGAACTAGTGAGCCCGTTGAACAACTGTCGTCATCGGGCCTGTTGATTTCACTCCCAATTATTAGACACTTGGAAAGGTGGCTGAGAGGCTTAAAGCAGCGGTTTCGAAAACCGCCGAGGTACTAAAGGTGCCTCCGGGGGTTCAAATCCCCCCCTTTTCCGTTACGGTACCCTAACCTATAGTAATCTCTAGGGGCCGTTATCACTCATTGACAAAAAACTATGAAAATCGAAAAAAGAGAAGAACTGACTGATGTTCTTGTATCTAGAGTAATCTCAAACGCACCTATTCGTGAATTGGTTAGGGTCTACGGTGAAGCCGTAACCGCAGCCGTTAACGAACTTAGCGTTGAAGACCTCGCCAAGTCCGTAGTAGATGCTGGCTACCGTGACTTGCTTGACTTGTACATTACCGACCTTGACCTTGACCCTGAGGGTGTTGAAGGTGTTGAAGGTGCGGTTGCTGCGGGTGGCCCGCTGCCGGTCGATGCCTAAGGGGGGGGGTAAAACCTTTCAACCTTTAGTTTAGGGACCATGAACTCTGGTAGGCTTTTGGCACTACAGAGAGAACTTTACCTTCTCTTGCAAAAAACTCCTAACTTAGAAGTGCCACTTAAGGAACCGTGTTGGAGTAACCAAGAGTTCAGAGAAATTATTTGGGTTGTCAAAAACTTTGTCAATCAAAGTGATGATGTCATACAAGACTCTAACCCGTTAGTCAATTGGTTAGACAAGTATCAGTTCTTTCTGAACGCTGGATACTGACGGCCTAACCGTGCTACAATGGGGATGAGAGCAGGGGCTACCCTGCACCATCCCTTTCTCAATATGCGCGATCTCGACCATAGGGGCAAAGCCGGAACCAGCTTGCGTGAGCAAGGTTTGGCAACTTTTGCCCTTAAAAAAGATGCCATCTCTTTTGCTAAGCAAAGCGGCTGGCTTGTGAAGGATGTGACAAGGGCATCTAACAGATTTTGCATCTTCTGGGTAGTCTGCCAAGTTTACCCGGAAACTGTGAAGTACTTGACCAAGGATGCTAGTATAGTTGAGGCCCCGTGGCCCGGTCTTTATTGAAACAAGAACAATGAAAGCATTTGTAATGGTTGGGGCGCCAGGCTCCGGCAAATCAACCCATTCTGAAAAACTGAAAGCCGAGCACCCAGGTGCTGTAGTAATCTGCGGCGATACCATCCGTGAGCAACTCTACGGTGATGCCAACATTCAGGGCAACTGGGTGGAGATCCATGACAAAATCGTTGAAACCTTGGAAGAGAACGTAGGCCGCACCATTATCATGGACGGTACTCACTATCGCGCTAGCTACCGGAGAGACGCCCTGACCTTGCTTCAAAGCTACGGGTATTCCGAGGTGGAAGCTGTGATAGTCAACACCCCGCTAGCAGACTGCCTATCCCGCAACGCTGCCCGTTCCCGTCAAGTCCCAGAGCATGTTATCAACAAGATGTTCCAGAGCTTACTGGCATCCTTGAGGGGGGTTGACAAGGAAGGTTTTTCCGTGGTACAATACATACATAACTGAAGTCTGACCCAGGAGGTGGACTAAATGATTAACTTTACAGAAAAAATAAATCCCGGCGATGTTATTGCTGTTGGCGATATCCACGCACGTTACGATATCCTTGACGGATTTCTTGAGTGGGTCAAAGGGTCGGGTGCCAGAGTTATTCTGCTGGGCGACGTAATCGACAGGGGTGGGGAAGATATGGACGTCCTTGACCGTATCAAAACCCTTCTAGATGACCCTGAGGCTTGGGGACTGGAAAGCTTTAGCATGGTTAGGGGCAACCATGAACAATTGTTCATTGATGCTATGCTAGAGACCGACAGGTATTCAATGACCGACTGGATTGGCAACGGTGGTAATATTGAAAAAATCCTTGACATGAGCCGGAACCACCTAGGTTGGCTACATAGCCTGCCCGCAATGATTACGGTTGGCGACACTATGTTCGTCCACGCTGGCGTTGTACCGGGGGTTGACCCGCAGGTTACCCTGAATGATACGGGTCTAGACAAACTGGTATGGATTCGTGAACCTTTCCTTACACTGGGTCCCAAACTTGATAAGTGGACCAACACCATTAAAAAAGTTGTTCACGGTCACTCGATCCAAGAAAATTTGCCCGATGTGGGCAATCAACGAGTAGGTATTGATACTGGTGCCTTTTACACCGGCATCCTGACCACTTATAATGCCACCCAAGACACTTACCATCAAATTGTCAAGCCAGCTAATCCCCTTTACCGTTGATATGTGGATTCCCACCTTCTTCTTTATTTTTGGTATTGGGTCTTGGTTACTTGACCATTCCTATAACCCCTCAGTAGATTTTGCTCTGGGGTTTATTTTTCTCGGTTTGAAACTTTCTTATAAAGAACTATGAACGAACCTGCTGTTTACTTGTCCCCACTGTACATTGAAACTAACCTTCCTTCCTTTGTCTTATACAAAGATCTAAAAACCCGGAAAATCTGCGGCAAGGTTTATAAGTCTCAGGATGGTAGGTGGTATTTGTCATCTAGGTACTTTAATAACTGGCACCCTGTAGAAGTGTTTGCCAAGTATAAAGGGTTCCTTTTTCTGAATCAGCTTCATAAACAGTACCTATCTGACGCTTCAACATGAGTTCCATCGTAGTCAATGTGCCTCAATCTGATGAGGCCGAAGAAATTTTTCGTTCTGTTAACCTATCCAACAACGATTGGCTAATTTTATCCCAGTGCGTAGAGTCCTTTGCTGGCACCTATCGCTCCACTCAAAGTCAAATTGTTACTACATATGTGACCCGCAATCAACTTGACCACGCTGTTGCAGAAGCAAAAAAGATGAATGACTTGCTCCAACAGTTGGACAAGCTTCAGGCTAAGCTAGTTTGAGTATACGGGTAAACTTACTTACATCCTCATACCCCCGGTCACCATGGCGAAAAGTCCTACCGTCTATGCTTTTGACGTTGACAAAACGTTGACCAAAATCAATCAACCCGGAGTGGACATTTTAGACTTGGAGCCTAACGACAAGATTCTTAATCTGGCCCTGTTCTTTCAACGCCCCTCAGAAGGTACCGTCGTAATAACTACGGCTCGTGACGAAAAGTCAAGGAAGCTTACGGAAACTTGGTTGAAGAAGATGGGCCTCAAACCCAAGCACGTTCTAATGCGTGGCCACGGAGACTCGCGCCCTGACCCTGAAGTCAAAGTCGAACAGATTAACATCCTTAGAAAAAACTACGGAGACAACATCGTAATGTATGACGATAAGGAGGAAAACTGCAAGGCTGTGGAAAAAGAGACAGGTGTTTCCTGTATCCGAGTAAAGCAGTAGAGACAGGAAATCAAGACACAGGGACAAGGGTATTGACACCGGCAGGAACCATGGTTTACAATAGGTTCAGTCAACACGACACCCCAATGAACTTCGATACCCAGGTCCGTCGTCTCAGCTCCCTGGAAGAGCGGATCGCTACCCTAACCACCCAGAAGGAAACTCTGCGGGACCAGATCGGTGCCCAGATGGAAACTCAGAACCTCAAGAAGGTGGAGACCCTCTACGGTTACGTTCAGGTCAAGGAGCAGGAAGTCTTTGACTTCTCCCAGTTCCCCGAAGTGGCTGCTGCTGCCCTGGAGTTGAAGCGAGTTACCGAACTGGTCAAAGCTAAGGTCAAAGCTGCCGAGTTCGCAGCGGTGGTGGCCAAAGCGCCCTCTACCACAAAGAAAACCTTTGCCTTTTACCGCAACAAAGCCGTCTCCGCTCGTGCCCAGAAAGGTCGGGTCTATGTGGCTACCATCCACAACCCTAACAAAAAGCAGATGGTCAAGAACTGACTGCTGCCGGTCATTGAACCCCTGGATTAACCTCCGGGGGTTTTTTCTATGGGCAGTGGAACCAAGTTTTGATAATTTTGCCCGAAAACGACGCTACAAAAAGTTTCCCCCAGAGATTCCCGCACAGATAAAAATTTTCGTCCGCAGTGTAGCAAGTGAGCTGATGGAAAAATTCTGTCTTGACTTCCTACCATAATTATCAAAACTTGGTTCCACCTGAAAAGCGTGGGTAAATCCTATCAGATTCAAACCAGTTTGCTATTGACAGCTATGATTTCTACCGAAGTAAGGCTACGGCTTGAGGAAATTGCCAGACGACTGGAGAGCGGTGAACCTGTATCCTTTACCGAGAGGGTGTGGGCAGATAAGTGGGCTAAGCACAATGCTCACGCAGGAAAGATTATTCGTAATGCTTTGCGTACTGCTTTCCAAGGTGTTCCGAAAAAAGATAGCTTGGATAGCTTCCTCCAAGATTTGGATCTAGGGGACCCTGACCCATCCAACCACTTGGTAGGTATTCAAGATCTGGATGAATTAGTCGATTTCTTCCACAATGAGGGCAATGACCGCTTGAAACGAGACTGACCGTGAGTATTTACATTGCAGGTTTAACGGTGGGGGTCATGCTCCTTACTACTTTGTTGAAACTTTCTAAGGGTTGACGACCGACCCCCAATGTGCTACAATAGTTACGAAACTGACTTTTCCCTTAACCAAATGTGGATTTTTACTAAGAACGCTTTCCTATCAATCGTTTCTGATCGGGGAGATGTCAATGGCGACAGGCTTCTAGTCCGTGCTCGCCGTGCAGGAGACATTGAGAATGTCTTTGAAGATGCCAAGGTATTCAGTGCCGCCGGAAGTGACTATGCTTTCCGGGCCTGGGTAAACCGTGATGTTGTAGCTAACGCAATGCTTAACGAGATTCAAAACATTGACTATGACAACTTCAAGAACGCCATTGAAGACAATGACTACCATAATGCTGCTCTCGATGTCTGGTTCGTTATGAATGATTACCAGGGCAGGATGGGGCGCAAAGGGTGATTTAATCTCGGGGTTAAGGTGCCAGTCTCGCCACTGGCACACTGCCCTTGACACCAACGACCAAGTGTGGCATAATTAAGGAGTGGCAGGGACGCCTTTCAATTCCCCTTCCCCCAACCTAAAATGGAACTCACCAAGTCTTTCCCCCCGGCTGACGCCCTCGTCGCCATGCTCCAGAAAATTGAATACCGCAAGATTGCCAACCAAATCGTTACCGTAGCTCTGTTTGCTGCTGCCATCGCTCAAGTTCTGTTTGAACGTGCTCAAGTCTGGTGGTTGAACGGTGGCAAGGAACAGACCGCAAAGGTCGTTGATTTTGTTGCCGAAAAGTTAAAAGCTGCCTTCACCGCAGTCAACCACTGGTTGACTACTGTGGCTACTCCCTGGGCGCAAACCGTGGCAATCCCTAACACCATCTCGTTTGCAAAGGAGGTGGAAAATATCGCTGACCTTGTCTTTGATAACTTTGTGCCTACGCTCAAGTTCTGAGCCAGCGGCAGGGGGGGTTGACAGCAGCCCCCCACCCCTTACAATACTTAAGTAACCGCCAAACGCCTCTCCCATGGCTTTCTACGACTCCTCCGACAATTGGCAGCCTGAGACTCTTAAGGAAGCCCTTCAAGGTGTCACCGTTACCGACCACCCTCTCTGTGACGTTCGCCTTGGCGACTCCTGCAATAGCAAAGAGACTCTCTACTTTCACCTTGAGGGTGAATTTGATGACGACTTCTGCCACTTCTCTGACCTGGAAGAAACTCTGGTTGCCTTCGATAATAAAGGAGGCAGCTACACCTTGACGGTCTACTTGCCCGAGGAAGATGAAAGCGACTATGAAAGCGACCGTTTCCACCCTGCACTGACTGCAGCCGAACGGAATCCTTCCATGGTTCGTTGATACGAACTTTACTCCCCCCCGAAAACAATGAAACTCACCACCATCGCCCAAGTTCAGACCGTAATCGGTCGTCGCAACCCTGTTGAAAGGGTTAAAGGAAACTTCTACCAAATCCTTAGCTACCCTACCCCGGCAATGGACCGTAAGCAACTGCTTGCCTGGGCCAATGAAGTCCTGGTAGTTCCACCCACGGTGGTTGCCAAGGCAAAGCACACCCGCAAGGCTGCCGCTCGCAGCAAGACTCAAGCTACCTACCTGGCTAAGATCATAGGTTGACACCGGGGCCTTCTATGCCCTACAATACTTTAAGTGGCGGGCAACCGCCACCTTTACCTCGTCTGGAGATCCCTGTGGCTCGCTCTTCTTCCACCATCTACCGTGCTCAGATTTCCAGGGACCGCAAATTTGCTGCCCGTGAACGTATCAGCTCTGAGGCCATCATTGAGGATAACTCCCGCATCGAGCAAATGTACACGGACGACAACTATGCTTTCCGTAGGCACAAAAACCGGAAGTCTCCCCTCAAGGTTGAGATGGTTATTTACCCCGGCTTCTGACTTGGGGTTGGGTTGAGCCCACCCTCAGTATGCTACAATCTTTAAATTCCTGCACCCTGGCAACCACCGTGATCGCAACCCTTAACAAGCCTCGCACCAGCTCCCTCTCCAAGCGGCTCCCTCCGCTAACCCTGACGATGACTGGGGGCGCACTGAAGCTCACAGTGGAGCAATGGCAGCAATACATATCCCCCAACCTTGAGGACCAGCGTGGGGAGCTTGAGACAGTAGGAATGTGGAATGTTCCGATCCGATACATGGCCCCTGCTGTCAGTGCCAAGTTTAACAGCCTAGGTTGGGTTGAGACCTATACTCTGTATGGTCCCAGGACCCTCTCAGGCTGCTATGAGAGCGGCTACCAGCTAGAAGGTATCGTGACGGTCAAAGGACGCAAGGCGCGGGGCTTCACCAGCTCTCTACTGTGTGAGCTGCCCGATGGTACCTTGCTGGAGACTGCGACCATTCACGTTTGCAGCCAAAAGGCTGCCTGACTCCACCTTTACTATACCTCTGAAGCCGCTACAATAAGGTCAGCTGACCGCAAAGTCAGTAAACTATTTTAACACTACATTACACAAAACCAATGGCCCGCAAGTCTAGTCTTCAAGAGTTTGAAATTGGCAATGGACTTACCTTTCTCGCCGGGAAGTACAAACCCCGCCAACGACTGGAAAAGTCAATTGCTGCCGGGATGAATCATCTTAGCACCTACTCTTATTTTCCGGAAGTGATTATCGGTGAAAAAATCACTGGGAGAGCTTTCCGAGTCGATGGAGTTATCCCTGAACGGGAGGAACTTATTAGTATCCGCTCTCAAACGGTTTCTGGTTCAGTAGACGACAAGCTCCTGACTGAAGTCCAGTGTCTCCAAGACGCCTGTGACACGTATGGGTGGAAACGTGCCATTATCGTCATTGACGACCCCAACGATAACATGACTTGGGGCAAGGCTTTCCTCTCCAAGAACAAATTTTCCCGCTGCTATGCACGGAATCAAGAACGTTATCCCGATGTAGAAATCATCGAGTTTGCAGACTTTGCAGACCGATATTACAACAAAGTTGATGCCTAAACCCTTTTTAAAGTGGGCAGGAAACAAATACAGGGTCCTGCCTCACTTACTCCCCATCGTTGGTAGTCCAAAACGATACTGTGAGCCTTTTGGGGGTAGCCTGGCGGCTGCCCTCAATCTTTCTGCTTGCGAGTATGTGCTGAATGATATTAACAACGACCTTACCGCAGTATACAGTATCCTCACGGGTGAAAACTCTGAGGAATTTTTGTGTACATGCCAAGAATGGTTTACTCCTGATAACAACAGGAAAGAAAAATTTATCGAGCTGAGAGCTTTATTCAATTCGTTAGACTACGGGGTTGAGAGGGCCGGCTTGTTTATTTACTTGAATCGGCATTGCTTTAATGGCTTGACTCGGTACAATAAAAGCGGTGGCTTCAATGTACCGTTTGGTAAGTACCTGTCTCCACATTTTCCGGAGAAGGAAATGAGGGAGTTTGGTAGTTTCTTCGAGAGCAAGGAATCTGTATCATTTACGGCTTTATCTTTTGAAGATGGGTCACTCTATGAAACTCTTGAAGAAGGTGACGTAGTATTTTTTGACCCCCCTTACGTACCTGCCTCAGCAACTTCAAACTTCACCAGCTATTCCGCTGACGGGTTCTCTTTTGCTCAGCAGACAGAGTTGGTCACGCTAGCTCACGACCTGTCAAGCAGGGGCATAAAGGTAGTTATCACTAACAGCGATTGCGAAATTACAAGGGAACTCTACGAGGGAGCTGAGATAACTTCTATTTCAGTATCAAGGACTATTTCAGCAAATGCTGAAAGTCGCAAAAAAGCTCAGGAAATTATCGCAGTTTTCGGCCCAGGGGAAGGAGGTTGACAGTCTGGGAACAAGGGGTTACAATATAGGGACAAGGGCGGCAAGGCTGCCCACCACAACAAAGACAATGGCTCTCCCCCCTCTGACCATTCGCAAGCCCGAAACTCTGGCTACACGCCTCGATACCATTGAGAACGAAACCGTTGAGACTGCTCTGGGGACCAACCAGAAGACAACCTACACGGTTCGCATCAATGGTGCCACCGTTGACTGCACCGTTACCCCGGCAGTTCGCCCCGGACGTCTCTACAGGCTCTTCTATGTTGACGGTAAGCGCTTCGCCAAAGGGGCTCTCCCCGGTCGCCTGCTTAAGTCCAACTGATTAAACCGAGGGGGACGAACACCGGAAAAACCCGTGAGTCTGCCCCCTTCCACCATCCTGATCAAGTGCTCCTCACACAGGGCACGGGAGACGATGTTTCGCACCACAGGTAAAATCCGTGGCTGGTATAGCTGGAACACTGCCTGCACTGGAGGTTTTTATCCGGTTCCCGAGCAGTTGGCTGACGAAGTTCTAGCCATCACAGGTTGCAGCCGAGCCTCCACCCGTTTCACCTACCAGCCTTGCTGTTACCCGTGAGTGTGGTACAATATTAAGATAGTCGGCACTGAAACCATGATTCGCCTCGACCTTCAGCCCCCCACCAAGTTCACCATTGAAGAAGCTGTAAAGCTAGCAGCGGAACTGACCTCTATGGATGAAGACGGTTGGATCTACAAAGTGACCATCTTCGGTAAAACCGCCCGAATCAACGTCTTTGAGGACGGTGAGCGTCTTGGTCACCTCTGATTGATTTTGGCCAACGTAGTATAATTAGTTTGTTGTTACTCCCCTTGAACCATGGACCCCAAAGAAATCGGCGCCCTGACTGACCAGCAATTCGTAAACTTCCTGTTTGGTAAGGTCGGCATTGGGAACATTGCTGCCGTGGAAGATGCGGTAACTGACATGGAACGGGAAGGGGCTCTGGGACACGGTATCATTCCTAATCCTGACCCCCGGTTTATCCAGCTCCCTTTGTTCTAACTGCCGGGAGTTGCATCACCCGCCTAAACCTGTTATACTATATAAGTCAACCACCACGAGCACATGACCGACGCCACTCTGACTCTGGACAACGTTACCTACCTTGTGCTCGCAGCAAAGGAGATCCCCGTGTTCCCTGGTCGGGCAGCTCTGACCCTGAAGCGCCCCCGTGGCAAGCGGTTCTATACTGTCATTCGTTATGAGACCGGGGCCTACAGCCAGGTGGTCTGATTCGGAACTGGCAGTTCCTGTCCAATCGTGCTACAATAACCCTGTTGCTATCCCTGAGCAAATGACCAACACTACCAACTACCTGCCCTACACCCGGTTCGTAGAGGTTACCTTTGCAAACGGTGCCAAGGTCAAGTGCAGCAATCCCCGGCCCACCTTGGTTCCTGCAGGGGAACCTCTACCCGTCATTAGCCCCGACATTGTAGAATCCTGGGTTAAGGCAATGGCGCATCGGAGCGAGACTTGCGGGCCTGTCACCAGCGTCAAGTTCCGCTACCGGAAGCGCTGAGACCGAGGGTTGCGCACCCCCTTCAAATCTGCTATAATATGTAAGTCAGTCAATCGCTCCCCGCAGAACATGGCCATCACCGCTTGCGCTGAAACCATCATTGACCAAATTGGCGGCATCGGCGCCCTCCGCATGATGCTAGGTACCAAAGCCGTTGTTTGCGACGACGAAGCCATCACCTTTGACTTTAAGGGCTTTCGCAAAGCCAACAAGTGCCGAGTCACCTATTGCAAAGGTTCTGACCTCTACAGTGTGGAATTCTTTAAGTTCTCCCCTAAGAAACTCACTTGCCCCAAGGTGCAAGAGTTCGCAGGCATCTATGCCGATCAACTGCGCCCCTTGTTTGAAACCACAACCGGTCTTTACCTTAAGTTCTGACTCTATGAACCTCTCCAAGCAACTGGAGGGGTTTACTTTTTGCCCGTCCCCCCTAAAATAGCTACGAAAGCTCCCCATCTCCATGGAACCCCAAGAAAACAAAACTATACGGATTGATACCGGTGTCTCACATCTGTTCTCAATGGCTGTTCTGCTATGGTGGTTTGCGGGGATGGTGGTTGCTCCGATAGGGTTTCCTAAATTTGCTTCTATCGTCCTCCCGCCCGTAGGGATGTACTATGCCATGGAGAAAGCTCTCTGTGTGGGCAAAATAGTGGAGTGCCTCCGATGAACGCAACAGAGTGGGAAGAACTGGTAGCACTGAAGGGTGCTATTGACGGGTACCCTCAGTCCGTGGCACCAGAACACCAGGCAAGATTCACCGAACTGTTTGTCAAGTCTTTGGCAGGGAAAGGAGACTGCCGCCCCATTACAAATATGGTAGAAACCGATGATTGACGATTGCTTCAAAACAGAAAAGTCCAGGTGGGGCACATGGCACTCGGTCAACGATAAAGGTGAAAAATTAGTCATCTCGTTCACTGAAGAAGGGTGCATTGAAGCCACCCGATTCTACCTGAAGGGTCTACAAGAAGGCTTCACACAGTCTGACTCCAATTACGAAGGGTCAGTAGGAGGAAAGCTTTAATGCCTGCTCTCGACCCTACGACACCTTGGTATGAGTTTTTATCGTACTGTGAGTGTTGCTGGAGTTTGGGCGTCACTCCATCAGTGGGAAGATTTGCAAGGTATCAATCTTATTACCGCACAATTACAGAAAAATCTCTTAAGAAGTATGGGAAATAGTTCAACAAGTCAGCACCAATCGCAACTCGATATTGCCGCAGTTTGTGACGAGGTTAAAGAGCTTTTGCTGGAGAAAAACTTTAAGTACGGGGATGCAGCTTTGCACCCTGCACGTATCTTTAGCCGAGCAGATACTGCTGAACAACTAAACGTTAGAATCGATGATAAACTCAATCGCATTGCTAACCGTAAAGACAACGAAGATGAAGACCCTGAGTGGGATTTACTTGGGTATCTTATTTTGAAAAGAGTAGAAAAGATGCAGAGGGAACGTAGGTCCCAGGAAAACGGCTAGGCCCTGGGCATTTACCCCGGAGTCTTCCGTGCTATACTAACAACGAGACGACAGACGTCTTATTCACTAATTGTAAGGAGTTTACAATGACCAAGAAGTACAATGCAGTTGTGTTCATCGGGCGATTTCAGCCAGTTCACAACGCACACGTTCAAATTTTGAAAAAGGCGGCAGAACTCAGTGACCGGGTCATTGTGATAGTCGGTTCTGCTGACCAACCAAGAACTTATAAAAACCCTTTCTCTTTCATAGAGAGGCAACAACTGATTCAGCAACTGGAAAGTGAAATTGATGCTGAGTTAGTCATTGTACCAACCAAAGACACAATCTACAATGATAATGCTTGGGCGGCAAGAGTTCAGGATATTGTTGCTAACAATGTTACCGACGCTGATGCTAAAGTAGCAATCATCGGTCACAAGAAAGATGAAACTTCCTTCTACCTTGATATGTTCCCCCAGTGGAGCTTGGAAGAAGTTGCCCTAGTTGAGGAACTTTCGGCAACAAAGATCAGGGACTTGTATTTCCGCAGCGATTTCAATTCCAACTTCCTGAAGTCTGTGGTTCCACCTTCCACGTTGGATTGGCTGATCGGGTTCTCCTTTACGGAAGAGTTCCAACAAGTTATTAGGGAGCGGGTGTTCGTAGAGACCTATAAGAGGCAGTTTGAGCACCTTGCGTATCCGCCTGTGTTCGTCACGGTGGACGCCGTGGTTGTTCAGAGCGGCCACGTTCTTATGGTGAAGCGCCGTGCTGAGCCTGGCCGAGGTCTATGGGCCATCCCTGGGGGCTTCCTGGACGCTGGCAGTGACCCTTCAGTGGAGTCCGCCATGTTGAGGGAGCTGAGGGAAGAAACCGGCCTGAAGGTTCCCACCCCGGTTCTGAAAGGGAACATTAAAGCCAACAAGGTTTATGATGCGATCAATCGCAGCTCCCGTGGGAGAACCATTACCCACGCTTTCTACATTCACTTGCCCGATGGGGAACTACCCAAAGTCAAGGGCGGTTCCGATGCTGAAAAGGCCCAATGGGTACCTCTGTGCAAAATCAAGTCAGAGGAATGCTTTGAAGACCACTGGGAAATTATCGGTAACTTGACTGGAACCACACTCTGATACACCCTGAGAAAGACTTAGGGCCCTTACTAACATTTTTAGGATTTAAAAATGACTAACACATTCAGCAACAACAACTTTATCGATGATTCGATCATCTTGAATAGTGATTCGTACAAGTATTCGCAATGGGTTCAATATCCCGAGGGGACAGAAATTATCCGCTCCTACATCGAGAGTCGTGGCGGTAAGTGGGCTTTGGTTGAATGGTTCGGACTCCAAATGTTCCTGCCTAAGCTCGCCCGTCCCATCACTAAGGAAGAAATCGACTATGCAGAATCTTTGATCCTTGCTCACGGGGAACCCTTTTACAGGGAAGGTTGGGAGTACATTCTTAGGGAGCACGGGGGCAAATTGCCTGTGAAAATCATGTCTGCTCCCGAAGGTAGCATCATCCCTGTTAAAAATGTTTTGCTCACCATTGAAAACACCGACCCCGCCTGCTACTGGCTGACAAGTTTCTTGGAGACTGCTTTGCTGAGGGCTGTGTGGTATCCGACTACAGTAGCCACCAACTCTTTTGAAAGCAAGAGCATTATTCTTGATTATTTGAACAAGACCGGGGACCCTGGCCTCATTGACTTCAAGCTTCATGATTTTGGGGCCAGAGGTGTTTCGTCTTTGGAGAGTGCCGGTATTGGCGGATTGGCTCACCTAGTTAATTTCAAGGGCACAGATACTGTAACTGCGTTGCTTTATGCCAGGAAGTTTTATGGTGAAAACATCGCAGGTTTCTCCATTCCGGCTAGTGAACATAGCATAGCTTGCTCTTATGCCTCAATTCCCACAATAAACCTCCCCCGTGACTGCTCATTTACTCTTATTGATTGGATTAATCAAAATGAATGACACTAAAAATGAACTGACGTACATTCGTCAGATGCTAAAGTTCCTGGATACACATCCCCTTGTCTCTATAGTTGGAGATGCTTACGACATTTTTAACTTTGCGGAGTTGATGGGAAGTATTAAGGAGGAAATTATTGAAAAGACTAGTGGGGGGAAGTTCGTGGTTCTTCGCCCGGATAGTGGTGACCCCGTTAGTGTCGTTCTCAAGTGCCTTGAAGTCCTAGACCGACACTTTGGCTCCACTACTAACTCCAAAGGCTTCAAAGTCCTTAACCACGTTCGTGTCATCCAAGGGGACGGCATCACGCAGGAAGTGATTGCACGGATTCTTTACAGAATAACCACTGCTGGCTTCTCTGCTGACAACGTTGCTTTCGGGCAAGGGGGCGGATTGCTTCAACAGGTTGATAGGGATACCATGAAGTTTGCAATGAAGTGCTCTGCTGCCCGTGTAAACGGGGAATGGAGAGATGTCTTCAAGCAACCCATTACTGACTCCGGTAAGGAATCGAAAAAGGGCTTAGTTACTCTGTTTAAGGGTGACCAAGGCTATTACACAGCGCTGGAAAATGAGTCGAATGACCCCATCGCCTTGGAAAAAGTGTTTGAGAATGGTGAAATCACCAAGACCTACACCTTTGAAGATGTTCGGGCCAATGCGTCCCAATTCTTTGCCTCGGGGGACTGACCTCCCCTTTGCATATCTAAGAAAAGTGTGATACCATTGGTAAGTTGACGCAACAACACCAATGACCCCTGACACTTTTCCATTCTGGGCCGTTTCGGAGTCTTCGGCTCCTGATGGCCCTTTTACACGCGAAGAAGCTTTTACGGAAGCTGCTGCAATGGCTAAGGCCCTACGAGAACCTGTAACGGTATTCACTGGACCGGCCATCACTCGGTGGAAGCCGGTGGGGCAGGTTACTGCCTGAAGTTGACACCTTGCCCCCGCTTGCTATAATGAGGCTAGCGGGTGGAACCAAGTTTTGATAATTTTGCCCAAAATTCGCTAAGAAAAAACTTCCATAGGTTGCTTGACAACTTCAGAAAAATTTTTCAAAAGTTTTGACAGTGTGGTAAGGGGGAGAAAGTTTTCTTCCCGTTTCCGACAAAATTATCAAAACTTGGTTCCACTTACTGATGAATTCACAACTCGCTGCAATCGCAGTCACAATAGAAATTATGTCCACCGAAGAACAAAACCAAAACCAAGTATTAGAGCTTGAAGTTCCTGAAACATTTGCCGCTGCTTTGCAGAAACTGGCCGAACGGGAGGGTGCCACTGAGAGCATTCTCGTTCAGAGGGCCATCGGGCTATATGTTATGGCAATCAATGCTGAGCTTGATAACTACGCCCTGTCGTTCCGCAGGTATGAAGAGACGGGAGATTTGACTGTCAAAGAAATCATTCGTCTCAGGGACGAAGAGCCAAAAAGCAACCTTATTCTTCCGTGAAGATGCCAAACCATCAGCTATTGCTTGGGAACTGTCTTGACGTTCTCAGGGACTTTCCTGACAACTCCATTGATTCCGTTGTTACGGATCCCCCTTACGGTCTGACCCAGAATAAGAAGGGAGGTACTGGGGTAAAGTCCGTAAATCTTAACAGCCCCCATGGCCGTGCCCGCATAAGCACAGGGAACGGAACGGGTGGGTTCATGGGTCAGAAATGGGACTCTGGTGTGCCTACAGTGGATATTTGGGCAGAGTGTCTGCGGGTGTTGAAGCCTGGGGGGAATCTGCTGTCGTTTGCAGGGACAAGGACTCAGCACCGTATGGTTGCTAACATTCTTGGGGCTGGATTTGAGCTTCAGGATATTGTGCTCTGGACGTATGGATGCCTAAGCGAGGACTCTTAAGTTCTAACCAAAGATGGCTGGTTCAACTGGAGGGATAACCCAGGTGGTAGAGAAATTCTCATCTACGACATTGTGACGGGTGAGTATAGGTGGGAGTTACCAGAGAAGTGGTACTCGTATTTAGTCCATAACGATGTTGCCTATAGTATCAAATCTGAGGCAACGGATCAGATAGTTAGCAAAGGGCACCGTTGCTTGATTAGTCAAGGCGGGGGTTTGGAGTTTAAAGTGGCTGAGGAACTACCACCCATTGCCAATGTGCCGGTCTTGAAGGATGTTGACGGAGGCTCTTACACGATCTCAGAAGCGACAGTTACCACGATAGAGTATAGTGGGTTCTTCTGGTGCCCAACAGTAAGCACAGGGGCTTTCGTTGCAAGGCGCAATGGTAAAGTTTTCGTCACGGGTAATAGTGGATTTCCGAAGTCCCACAATGTAGAAAAAGCTATCCAAAAGATTGACCCAGAGCAGGCAAATAGATTCCAAGGTATCGGCACGGCCTTAAAACCCAGTAATGAGCCCATCTCCATTTTCACCAAATTGCCCGGTGAGTTTAAGCTCCATAGTGAGCCCAAGCGCCTGTACTACTGCGCTAAAGCACCTAAAAAAGAACGTAACCTAGGTCTACCCCTCGACATAACCAACACTCACCCCACAGTCAAACCTTTGAAGCTAATGAAGCAATTGTGCCAGCTTGCCACGCCGGTAGGAGGCACTATCCTTGACCCATTCACGGGGAGCGGAACAACTGGCATTGCCGCTTTGAATATGGGCTACAACTTCATCGGCATTGACATGGGTGAAGAATACTTTGACATTGCTTCTTGCCGACTTAATTCCCTTTTCCCTAAAAGTGAGGCACAACCGTGAAAGCAGATAGTGCGTTCTTTGACCTTGCTGCGGGTGATATGGAGGGTGATTTTGAAAGGGTGATCGGAAAGCTTAAACCTGGGGCTCACCTATTGGCCCTTAGCCCCATTGCAACACACCATAGCAACACCATCGGTATCGAAGATGCTGGGATGGAGATTAGAGATACTGTAGTCTGGGTGTTTGACTCCGGTGGTCAAACCCCGGAAATGCTGATGGTTACGGTGGCAAGGAAGCCGTTGGAGGGTACCGTGGCAGCGAACGTGCTGGAGCACGGCACAGGGGCGCTGAATGTGGATGGGTGCAGGGTGGCTGGCCGCTACGAAACTCGCAATCGCAACACTGACGGCGGTTGTTCAATGTTTGGCACTGGCACTGGTGGCGGGGCGTTTGTGCCTGCTGAAGGCCGCTGGCCCGCCAACCTGATCCACGACGGCAGCGACGAGGTGCTGACGTTGTTTCCCGATAGCAAGTCATGCAGTTCACCGAGCAAAGTGAAACCTGAAAGCAAGTTTCGACCTGGGCAAGGGAACTACCAGCCGCAAGGCCCCATCTACCCTGGCGACTCCGGCTCTGCTGCCAGGTTCTTCTATTCTGCCCCCCACCTTAATGACTTACTCAAGTATTTACTCAAACTAATCACTCCACCTGGCGGCACGGTCCTTACCAATTGTGACAACATCCTTGTACAAAGTGCTTACCCCTCTGTAAGATACTGTGAAAATTAACAAACCACTCACTTACGAAGTAACCATAAAATACAGCAACTCTTCCTACGACGATGTTAGAACCGTCTCCGTAAGTAAAAACTCCGCTATTCAAACCACCCTAGAACTCTTCCCAAACACAAAAATCGTAAGCATCCGAATCTGCGAACAATGGTAGAAATTTACGTTAGTACCGACATCGAATCTGATGGGCCCATCCCCGGTCCCAACAGTATGTTGTCGTTTGGCTCAGCTGCTTTTACTGCTGAGGGCGAACTTTTGGGCACATTCACTGCCAACCTGGATACTTTGCCAGGGGCAAAACCCGACCCCAACACCGCAGAGTGGTGGCTCACACAGCCTGTGGCCTGGGAAGCCTGCCGCCGCAATCTCCAAGATCCTGCCGAGGCAATGAGGAACTATGTGGAGTGGGTAAAGCAACTACCAGGAAAGCCCGTATTTGTGGCATTCCCTGCCGGATATGACTTCATGTTCATGTACTGGTACATGATTTACTTCGCTGGCGAAAGCCCATTTAGCTTCTCTGCTATTGACGGCAAAACCTATGCAATGGCTCTCCTAAAGAAAGGCTACAGGAAGTCAACTAAACGGGCCTATCCCCGCTCTTGGTTCCCCCTTAATAACAAGCACACTCACGTTGCCTTAGATGACGCAATCGAACAAGGTCAAATCTTTTGCAATATGTTGAAGGCTAACACTTCATTCCCTAAACCCAATGTCCTACCAACCTAAAGTGACCAAGGAGTTGTCTCCGGCAGCTCAAGTACTTGTGGATGTTTATAACGCTGTGCCCGGATCTTCCGGCCCCTACGCCAATCCCGAATCTTTGGCCAAGGTAGTTAAAGCCTTGGCTACAGCGCTACTTATGAGCAGTCCTGAGGGTGAAGCAGAAAAGCTTTGCTCTTGTAAACTGTTTGCCATTGCTGAGGATTTCTTCCAATGAGAGACCCTGTCTTTTTGCTACAGGCTGGTGAGGTCATGTCCGCCGAAAAGATAGCTTGTAACTTCTCAAGTTATCCCTCGCAGTTTTGCAAGTTTGACGACATTTCGAAGCTGAACCCAGAGGAATCAAAACTAAAGTTCGTTCCGGTAGGTTCCGTGGAGTTTACCCGTGCTTATTGTGACCACATGGGTCTGAACTTGCCTATAAACCTCTCATACCCTGAGCAGTTCCACCCTTACCTGTATCGCAAGGTTCAAGAAGGGCTATACAAGGAAGCACTCTTCTCAGAGTTTGTCAAGCCTATTGAGACAAAGACATTTACTGGTAACATCAAATCGATCCTTGAAGATGAGAAACCCGACTCTATCGACCCTGAGACTCCTGTGTGGATTTGTGAACCCGTCACCTTTGAGTCAGAGTTTCGCTTTTACATTCACGATTTTGTAAACGGTAGCAAAATACAAGGGTGGGCTCGTTATGATGACCTTTCAGTTACTAATCCCGAACCTGACTTCAGCCTTGTCGAGTCAATTATGGATGAGTTTCATAGGGATATCGGACCAGGGGCATATTCAATTGACATTGGTTGGAGGCCCAATCTAGGTTGCTACAGCTTAGTTGAAATCAATGACGGTTGGTCCCTGGGACTGTACAACCCGGACGACCCCCAATCAAATCCCCCTACTCGCCAACAGTACGCAGACATGCTTGTGTCTCGCTGGACACAAATTCTCTTTTGCAACATTATATGAATGGCGAACTTGAGGACAGGTTTGGGCGGAGGGATTTACCTTGACGCCTGAGCCTGCTATACTAGAAGCATCACCCTAGAACCAATGCCAAATACAGAACAGGCGATTTCGCAGATTGAGCAGCAGATTTCAACCTTGATGCGGGAACTCGACAGGTTACGCAGAGGGTCAAACTCAATTCGTGGTACCATCTACGATGCCTTCATTGATGAGGGCAACGATGAAGGTGCGGCAGAGTTTTGGTCCGACAGGATTGCTATAATTGTTTCAAATTGGGTAAGCAGTCAACGTAGCGAACTTGGTAAGAGAATTATTAGTACGGGAGAAATGCCCCCCTATACTGACTGCCTTAATGATCTGTTAGTCAGTATTTCAGATTCGGGCTTTCCTGCAGATACCCCCTTTGATAACGTCCCTGTTGCCCCTGCGATGGCGGCTCCACCGCCCCCTGTCCCTATCCGTGACGGGCTCTCGGCCGATGCCCAGGCCGGTCCCCCCAAGATGCAACGGGTTAATGTCCCAAAGGCTAAACCCGGTGCTGTACCCCTCCCCTTACCCCCTCTTGAAACCGCACAATGACCTTTTCTGATAAGGCCGTAGAAGTTGCAGCCCGCAAGCTTGTTTTGATTTATGGTGGTGACCCAGATGAGGATGTGACTTGCCCACATTCCTCTCCGGATAACCCTAAGAAGATCCCCCTGTGGACCCTATTTAGCCAATCTATGTACGAGTTCAGCGCAATGCAAGAGGCTTTGAAGGCTGGCCTCTCCTTTGACCTCTCAAACCCCCCTATCAAGGTCTGACGATGGCTAAACCTTTGCTGAGCGGTATTTTCAAGGTCGTTACTTTGTTGACAAGTGTCTCCAAGGGCCAGGAAACTAAAGTTTTCATTAAGGGTGATGAGTTGTTCGCTGACGGATGGATTCAAGGTAGGCGAGCCCTTGCGAATGAAATCCTAAAAGAGCTTAATGTCGATGTTTCATAGTTCTGTAACACAGAGTCAAACCAATGGAAATTTCTGAAGAAGAGGTTCGTCTTACGCCCGAGAAACTTCGCAACATTATCAAGGGTAAAACCGAAACTCGCAAGTGCCCTGATTGTGGAACTGCCGGCGAGATCTGGACACTTCACTATGTCCTAGCAAATGACCCAGACCAAAACAATGAGCGGTTCAAAGATGTAAGTGATCAATTCGCTGCTGACTTCGATGAGAATAACTTGCCCCCAGAGTATTCTTGGGGTGAATGTTATCTTTATGACTGCGAAACTTGTCACGGTGTTGGTTATATTCTTTCGTCTTGACAACCTAGACTGAGCCTGCTACACTTTATGAACTGTCCCCCCCCTAGCCGATGATAAAAACCAAAGAAGATTGCTACCAGTTTATCAGAGAGAACGACAGCTACCCGAAACACTCTCACCAGTGGGTTGTAACAACCTATACCGCCAATCCCTTTAAGGAGGGCGGGGGAAGGGGTGATGCGTTCTACAGGAACTTTGGCCCGTTTGAATCCAAAGACGGGGCTAAAAACTGGATTGATTCCTACAAAGTTAAGTACACAACACGTGGATTCATAACCAAGTATCAAGTACTCGGGTTGTGCGAGGTTTTGTAGACATGAGTAGCCCTGACAACAAAATAATGGATGAGTTTTACAAAAACTATCCAAACCTGGACCGGCATTCCACCGACCGCCATTGTGTTGCGAGTATTTTGGGGTTTGTGCTCAAGGAATTTGCATATCAGCCAGCACTTTACGGTAACGCAGTTGTGGATGTTGCGGATATTGCTTTTGTCATTAGAGATTTAAGAGAAGAAAATGAAAATTGAAATCACTTGTACCCCACATCCAACCAAAGGATACACGGCAACGATCTGGGACGGTCCAGATGGAATTGATGAAGAGAGTTTTGTTTGCCGTTCTCTTGGAGAATGTTTTGAACAGATTGTAATGTGGAGAACACTCAACGCACAACATTATTATGGAGGGACTGAAAATGACTGACGAAAGAGAATTTTCATTTGCGTATCTTACCAAACTTATCAAAGAATCCGCAGAAAGGAAGCACTGCTATGAGTATGAAGAAGATTACACTCCAAGTGCTGGTAATTATGATAATGCCTTTGATGATGGTACTGATTATGGTGAGATTACCTTTGCCCGCACTCTATTAGAACAAATCGGTGAAAAGTTTGAATACCCTTGTGAGAAAGAAAATGACGGAAATTGAAAAAACTAAAAAAGAAATTGAAGTTTTGACTGCGAAACTGGAACTTCTCAAAGAAATGGAGAAGCACAAAACTCCGTGTGAAATCGCATACAAAAGAGTTTATGGTCGTTACCCAAATGACGAAGTAGATGATTATGGAACCTACTATGATAGTACTTGGAATAACTTTCGGAATGGTTATGAGGAAGCACAAACAGATTACAAGGTCGGAGAGTATCAACCAAAAGAAAAAGAACAAAAATGGGATGTTATTCGTGAGAGTGTGAAATGGTGTGAGGAACATCCAAATGAGAGTGTGGAAGATTATCTAACCCCACAAGGACCAATATGTGCTCAAGGTATTCAAGGACTTGTTGTACCTGGACCAGGACCAAAAGGAGTTACCGTAGGTTATGAACCAACTTCACAAACACCAGAGCAAGTTGATGCTGGATTGAGAGAAGCATTTAGAGAATATGAAAGATTTATAGATAATGTGCTATAATAGCGTAGTATGATTGGTGAACTTTCACTAGGCAACATAAAATCCCATCGCCACGAGGAGCGGAATGACTTACCAATTGAATGAAGAAGCAAAAGCATTCTCTTACACCCGTGAAGAGTTGTTTGACTGCATTACACGGGTAGTAGCTCACCCCCACGGGGTTATTACGGATCACGACAAGGCTCGTGCCATGGCAATCTTTCTAATCCTTGGGGATTACCTGGGTAATTATACTGAGGGTCAAGAAGATCAGGGGCACTATATTTGTGAATCCGGTGCCACTGACTTTGAAGGGTACGTGATGGAAATGCTCAACGAGGGGAATTACGGTAAATTGAAAGCTGAGGAAATTCTAAAGTGACTAAAGCTGACTTCTATCGATCTGCACTACTTGGAACGGTTACCGGCGTGGCATTCTTTTCTCTGGTTTATGCGGTCCTTAGCGTTGCGTTTGGTCCAAACGAATCGGAATCAGAAGCACCAAAGTCCACTTTTACGGTTATTGAGCAATATAAAGGTTGCGATGTCGTTCAGTGGCATTCTAGTATGCTTGCCGACTACAAGTATTTTCTTGACTGTAGTGGTATGATGGACCTATCCAAAGAAATTAAGGAAAATGAAACTAATTGATTATCTGGTTGTTGAGGATTACGGCAAAGAATATTACCTGAATATTCTACAAATCAAACGATTATGCTTACTTCAGTTCAATATTGACCTTAATGAATATGCCGGAAGTTCGGGTTTGCTTGTAAATGTCGGGCACTCTTCCTTGTTTGGATTTGACCTCCATATCTGGAAGTATAGTGTTTCTGTTGATGTTTTTTCTTGGTTCTGTAGAAATTTGGTTACTTACCGTAGTGAAAGCTACACTGAAAATGCCGACGATTGATAAACCGGCACAGGGACGGTTACCCGCCCTTTCTTTCCCGTGGGGGAAAGGCTACACTTAACTCAGGGATCAACTTGCTAACACCAGATGGCTGACACCGAACAACTGCACCAGGATTTTCTGCGGGACTTCAACGAATTGCTGCAACGACATGGTGCAGAGTTTGAAATGCTGGAGGGTACCCCTGAAATTTTCTTTCATGGCATTTATCAAGGTGGGGAAACCATAAGGCCCTGTAGTTACATCACTCTGCCCAGTTACGTCAATCCGAACTAAAGAACTGTTGGACACTTGAAGAACTGGCACAAGACCCCACCAGTCCCCCTGTGGATGCCCTATAATACACTCATACACACAAAGGAACTCTTATGACTGAACTTACTTCCGAAACACAAGCAGTTGTAGATGCCTTCTATCGTGAGGGTACGCAAGACATGGACTTGTTTGACCTTGCTGCTGCTCTTCGTGTTTTTGTAGATTCTGTAGTTCCCGGAGAAACTGAAGCACCGGAAGCAGTATTTGATTGTGAACCTACTCCTGCGTGGGCACCAAAAGGGAAAGTAGGAAAACTCCATTATAACCACAGTGCTCATCTTCGTCGTCAATTTCGTCAGGATGAACTGAACCTTCGTTGGGAACAACGACAACAGACCCGTTCTATGATGCTTGCCACTATTATTGAACTGGAGACACTGAAATGACTACTCTATTCTTGTTTCTACTTGGTGGTCTTGTTGGGACTTTTGTTGGTGAATTTATCGCACAAAAATTTATCTATAAGGATGATGACTAAGCCCATGCTCACCAAAAACACAGACAAACTGCGCCAGGAAGTGGCTGCTCATGTTGCCGCTGACTCCATAGTGCAAGGTGCTTACTGGGATGCAGTCAGTAAGTCGGGCTGCTTTATTGGTTGCCTTGCCCACGAGGATAATCCAGCATTTAACGAAACCGCCTACGGCTTGCCCGTAATGGTGCAACGTATTGCTGAAAACATTTTTGAAGCGTTGCCTGCTGATGAAGCCAAGAAGTTCTTTGCCGCGCTCCCTAGTGCAGTGAATTGTGATGGCAAAAATTTAACTAACGTTGGCTGGCAGTTTTTGGCTGCTGAGCTGCGTTCATTGCCTAAGCAGCCTGCCAAAATTCAAGCAGTCATTGACCCTGTAATTACAGGAATGGACCTGCTTGCTAGCGGCCAAGAATGGGCCGCTGCTGCTGCTGCTCGTGTTGTTGCTTATGGTGCTAATGCCGCTGCTGCCGCTGCTGCCGCTGCTGCCGCTGCTGCCGCTCGTGCTGTTGCTTATGGTGCTAATTCCTATGCTGCTCGTGCTGCTGCTCGTGCTGCTAATGCTACTGCTGCTGCTGCTGCCGCTGCTGTTTATGGTGTTGATGCTGATGCTCGATTGTCACAACGTGACCTGCTGCTGCGCCTAATTAGCGAAGCGCCCGTGGTGGAGGCCCTCGATGACTAGCCAGCACCGCGCCACGCCTGAGCAGTGGAAGTTGCTGCAACGCCAAGGCCAGACGCTGGGCAGCGCCGAATCCACGGCCCTGCTTGAACTCCGCGCCCGCATCGAGGCGTTGGAGGCTGCGCAGCAACCTCACCAGGACAAGATGGACCGGCTGATTGCCATAGACCGCGACGATGACGATCCCCCCAAGCCACAATTCCCACCGCCCCAAATCATCCGTGAGGACTTTCTGCAATGACCACCGACTACCGCGCCCTGTGCGCTGAACTGATCTACGAACTCACCCGTGCTGCAAACGGTCTGAGCAATCGGACTGCCAACGACAATCACCGGGCTTTATGGGCAAAGGACTCCTCTCAAGCCGCCGACCGCGCCAAGGCCGTCCTCCGCGCTGCTGCAGGTTGCGTACCCAAGGAAGAGTGGGGTGGTGAAAATTACGCTACTGGATTACGTGATGGAATTGCTTTTAGCTATCAGTTCTTGCGCGAACTTGCCGCCGAGCTGGAGGTGGAGGCGTGAGCACCGACTACCGCGCCCTTTGCGCTGAGTTGACCCCAGCCCTTAACGACTGGCAATGGGAAACTGACGATGACCGATATGCAGCATTGATTGCCCGCGCCCGCGCCGCCCTAGCCCAGTCCGAGCCGGTGGCGCCAACGGTAATTGGTCCCGAATGGCAACCTTGCGTAAAGCTCCCGATCACCGTTCATGTTCGTGAGCAGCGACCAGGCGAAACCCACAGCAGCACCCGCGAAGGGATTACACCTCTGCGCCCCGATGATCTAATCATGCGTGGGGTGCAAGGTGAGGAATACCCAATCGGACGGGAGCTATTCAATCAGACCTACCGCATGGGGGCCGCCCTGGCTCAGCCCGAGCCGGTGGCGCCAACGGATGATGACGTAACTGAACTGTTCTATCGCCACATGGGCGAAGGTTCACAGGTTGGCTTTGAAAACGCTATTGCGGAAGCTCTTGCCCGCTGGGGCACACCCGCCATCCAGCCGGTGCCGGTGGCGCCAACGGATGAGGATCTGCTGGAAGCGGCCTCTAATGCGCTTGGCTATGTCCACATCCGCGTTGACAGCAAAGAACTTGAGGCTAATGGCGAAGAGCTGATTGACTTCGCCCGCGCCGTCCTTGCCCGCTGGGGCACACCCGCCATCCAGCCGGTGCCGGTGAGCGAGCGGCTGCCAGGGCCTGAAGCCTTTGACGAAGACCCAACAAAAAACACAAGGATGGTGACCTGAATGACAGCGGCACTGGAGCAACTACGAACCCTGCAACAGTGTGGTGCGGGTCACCGGGACACTGATAAAATCCTTCAAGCACTGGAGGCATTATGAGCGAAGGACACTTGAAGAACTGGCACAAGGGCACTTGAACCTCGTGTTTGTTTCTGGTATAATATTTTTATTACAAAATCAATTTTATGCGACTTACCGGGTTAGACCTTTACATTCTCACAGACACTATAATCCACTCTTTACAATTTGGTAGCAGTTGGAGTGGTGTTGCTACAAAAGAAGCAAGAGACGGTATGCTCAATAAACTTCAAAAGATTATGAGTGAAATTGAAGTAGAAGTATCTGTGGAGAAACCAAATGACTGAACGAGCAAAAAAAATTTATCGTGCTTGGGAAGATAAGTGGGTGGAAAGTAATAAGTTTCCAAATCACGAAGAACTTTCTCTTGCTGCTGGTATTCGTGAGATTGTGAATGAGTTTAAGTATTACCAGTGTTGTGAAGAAGAAGGTGTAGAGGATATGGTAGTTGATGCTCGGGTGCTTTATGAACTTGCTAATGAATTGGAGGAACTGGAATGAACGATGATAATGCTGTTTTATCTGGAATAACTTGTATTGCCGTTCTCGCAAGCTCTGCTGTTGTATTTCTTACAGGTGTTCGTGTTGGTTTTGATGATGGTGTGGTAGATGGAAAAAATCAAGGTATTGTGTTCTGTATGGAACAACCAAAGAATTGTAAGATTTCTTATGAATATCTAAAACTTCAGGAGAACCAGAAATGATTAGTAGTATTGCTGCTATTTTTATTACCGTATTTGTAGTAGGAGTTCCAATTGCTATTTTTATGCACGAAACAGAAAAAGCAGTAAATTATACCACAGTTCAATGTATAGAAAAACCTGATATTTGTAAAATGAGGTATGAGTATATGAAACTTGGTGATAACCTGAATAAAGTTGAACTTGATGAACTTATAGAGAAGAACCAGAAATGAACCTAACACAATTTTTTGATGCCTTAATCAAACTTCAAACATATGGATATAAAATCCATTTTATTGACGACGAAGATAAAACTTATGGTGTGACATTTGCTTATGCTGATGTTTGCTCTGGTCTTGCCTCTGGTGGAGTTCAGTATGAAATTCAGTTTAGTAAAGGTTCTACTCAACCAGTTTTTCTTCACAAGACGGTGGCAAGACTATTGAGGATGGATTTTGAACTCAGTAAAGAAGTTTCAAATATTGATGAGGCAGTTGATTTTATTATTGCCGATATTCAAAAACTTCAAGAAGAAGTGAAAGAAGGAGAACGACAAAGAGTTCTTGCTAAACTTTCTCAAAGAGAAAGAGAACTACTGGGAGTTTGATAATGAGTAAATCCTACATTTCGTGCTACAATAATGAGACCAAAGAGTTAGAGCACTTTGAGGTTCCATACTCAATTTTCGTTTATATTCGTCAATTAGAAGATGAAATCAAGTATGCTTCTGGTGGTGTGAAAAAACTTTATCCTTTTAGATTTGGAGATGAAGAATGATCGAAATCCGAGTGGTTGATAATGGACTGATGTGCCGTCCAGATTTTCAGTATCGGCATTTTGTTTTTGGTGTTGATGCTTCTGGTGCTTTATGTCCTGGTAATGGATGGAGTGATTGGAAAGTTGCCGAATGGGTAAAAGCAGATGACTATAAAGAATGGATAGAACCAGAGGAGACACAAAATGACGGAAACTAATTTTTTTGATATGAGTTCCTTTGAGAAACTAAAAACAACTCACGACGGACACGGAAGAGTATCCTGCGAAACCAGAACTGAATTAGAAAAATATTTTAATTTAGAAATGGTGAATAAAATTGTGAATAAATTGTATTATGGAGATTTTGTTGATTTGTCTTATGATGAGTTTATGGAGGTGGTAAATGACTAACGACGAACAACTACTCAATTCACTACAAGGAACTATGGCAACGATTGACCCGTATTCAGTTAAAAAAGAAGCAATTGATGAGTATCGTATAGATACTATTGAGGAACGACTTACTCGTATTGAAGATAAAGTTGATTTACTCATTACTCAACTTAAAAAATAATTTTATAAGAAAAATGATGGGACATCCAGATGATATTATACTCACAAATC